CCTATACTTAGAGCGCCCAGAGCGCCATTTTTCCAAAGGAGAGTGGCGTCATGGGCGCTTTTTCATGTGAAGATACTGGAAAGAAAAAATCAAAAAAGGTAAAGAATGGGAACAAAACGGTTCTTCCCGGATTTGAGAACTGGAACGACCGGCTGCCGGAGTGCGTCGTGCTGTGCGAGGCTGTCGCGGCGTACGGAACGGACAGTCTGTCGGTCGCGAAAGACTACTTCGACGCGCTGAGGGGGCTCGCGCAGGACAATTCGGCAGAATCATACGAGGAGGAGCTTGCCTACATGGTGGCGAAAGGGAAAGAATTCTTCGACGTCGTGAACCGTATGCTCGCGAGGTCAGCCGCCGCGAAGACAGCCGCCGCTCCGGAATGGTACGAGCTGAAGCGGAAAGTCTGCCTGCTGCTCGCGCCGCACTCGTTCGACCACTATATGCAGTACGTCGAATGGAACAGAGAGCCGTCGCGGAAGTTCTGGGTACCGAGAAGAAGCGTTCTGATGGGGCTGTGCAATGATCTGCAAGACCTCGAGGAGCATCGGATTAAATTCCTCGGGGTGAGTATGCCGCCTCGTGTCGGAAAATCCACGATTTGTATATTTTTCCTGACCTGGCACATGGGGCGGCATCCGGACGACGCGTCCGCTATGGGCGGGCACTCCGACACGCTCGTGAACGGATTCTACGGCGAGCTGAACGCCGTGCTCGACCCGGACGGCGAATACCTCTGGCACGACGTGTTCCCGCACGCACAGATCGAAAGCCGGTCGGCGAAGTACCTGCAAATCAACCTCAACCACCCGAAGCGCTTCCCTACAATGACCTGCCGATCGGCGGAAGGAACATGGACGGGCGCTATCGACATCTCATGCGACGGCATCCTCTATGTCGACGACCTGATAAAGGACCTCGAGGAGTCACTGTCTCCCTCCCGTCTCGACGCGAAGTACAACATCTACCTGAACCAGATGAAAGACCGTATGAAGGACGGCGCACTCCAGCTGATGGTCGGCACGCGCTGGAACGTGATGGATCCTCTCGGACGCGTCCGCGAGCAGTACAGAGACAATCCGGAGTACCGGTTTACCGTCATTCCTGCGCTCGACGCGAACGGAGAATCCAATTTCCAGTACGACTACGGCGTCGGGTTCTCGACCGAATATTACCGCGACATGAAAGCGTCGATCGACGACTGCACATGGTGCGCGAAGTACCAGGGCGCGCCGTATGTTCGTCAGGGTCTCGTCTTTCCACCGGATTCACTGCTCCGCTACAACGGCGTGCTGCCGGGCGGATCGCCGGAGCGCATTATCGCTGCTTGCGACGTCGCGTGGGGCGGCGAAGACTACCTGTCAATGCCAATCGTCTACGTGTACGGCGACGGCTCCATGTACTGCGTCGACGTGGTATTCTCGAACGCGAACAAGGTATTCACACAGCCCGAAGTGGTCGGCAAGCTGCTTATCCACCGCCCGCATCAGGTACAGTTCGAGGCGAACAACGGCGGAACCGAATACGCGCAGGCAATCGACGAAATGCTCCGCGCGAAAGGGTGCTCGCTCAACATCTCGACGCGCCGCGCCCCCGGCAACGCCCCGAAGCTCTCCCGCATCATCCAGTACGCGCCGGACATCTCGAAGATTCACTTCCTCGACTTCGACCACTCGACGCCGGAATACCGTTCGTTCATCGAATGGCTCTGCTCCTTCGTCTCGCTCGGCAAGAATGTCCACGACGACGCGCCCGACTCGCTCGCACAGCTCATGGACCTCGCCACCGGAAACTGGGGCATCGTCTCTGTGCAGAAACGGGTATTCTGACACGTATGACGGAATTTCGCCTTCCATGACGGAATTTCGTAATAAAGCAACAAGTTTATCCGGAACACTTGACAAAAATTCGTTTAAGGTGTATAATATTACATGACGGGCGACCCCTTTCCCCTTCCGCCTGTCTGCCATGCTCCGCACCGTTTGCGGATATGGTTTTCTCCTCCGCCCCGACGCTGTTTTTAACCTTTCTCACGTCGGGGCGAATTTTCAAAGAACTGGTGGTGAAAGAATGGCGGAACCAAAAGTCGAAGGGTACGCGGACGACGGAACGCCCATATTCGGCGCGGCAGACCTCCCCGACGTCTCTCCGGTGCTGACCGGGCGACACGTCATCTACACTGACGCGGAAACGGTCGACGCGGAGAACGTCGTACAGGTGCTGAACAAGGTCCTTCCGACCTTTCACCGGAACCAGAGCGACATAAATTATCTCTACGGCTACTACAAGGGCAGACAGCCCATCCTCAACCGCATCAAGGAAGTACGACCGGAGATCAACAACAAAATTGTCGAAAACCACGCATGGGAAATCGTCTCCTTCAAGGTCGCGTACCTTTTAGGAGCCCCGATCGCCTACACGCGCCGGAAAATCCGGAGCGGAGAGGCGCGCATGACCATGACCCCCGACGAGATCACCGCGGCGCAGACACGCGACCCGGTATCCGAAAAGGTCGGGCGGCTCAACGAAATCATGCACGTCCTCGACAAGGAAGCTATCGACCACGACATAGCCGAGTGGAACCACATCTGCGGAACCGCGTTCCGATATGTCATCGGCAGCCTCGAAAACGACGAAAAAATCGAAATCGGCAGTCTCGACCCGAGACGGACCGGCGTCGTCTACTCAAAAGAGCTCGGCGCGAAGCCGGTCATGGCGTTCCAGGAGACGCTCAGGGACAATCAGCAGACAATCTACACCGTCTGGACTGATACAATGCAGTTCGAGATCGTGAACAACACAGTCACGTCCTCGAGGCTCCACGGCATCGGGGCGGTTCCGATCATCGAATACCCGCTCAACAACGCGCGGCTTGGTTCCTTCGAGGTCGTTCTCGAAGTCCTCGACGGCATCAACAAACTGTCCTCGAACCGGCTCGACGGCACGGAACAGTTCGTCCAGAGCTTCATTAAATTCGTCAACTGCCAGATAGACCCCGAGAAGTACAAGGAATTCCGGCAGGAAGGCGCTATCGTCATCAAGTCGGACAACTCGAACCCCTCGGACGTCGATATCATCTCGTCCGAACTCGACCAATCGCAGACACAGGTCGAAATCGACCACCTCTATCAGCAAGCCCTCACAATCTGCGGTATGCCGGACAGAAACGGCGCGAACCGCACGACCGGAGACACCGGTAACGCCGTACTGCTCCGCGACGGATGGGCAATGGCGGAAAGCTGCGCCAGAGACACCGTTATGCAGTGGGAACGAAGCGAAAAGCAGTTCCTCCGCATCGCGCTGTCGCTTCTCAAAACATACGGCAAGCTCGACCTCGGGCTCGCCGATATCGACATCCGGTTCACGAAGGGCAACACCGAGAATATGCTCGTCAAAACGCAGGCTCTCATGAACCTTCTCGACGCCGGAGTACACCCCGAAATCGCGTTCGGTATACCTCACCTGTTCGACGATCCGAACCAGGCGTATATCGACTCGATCCCATACCTCGCCGCGCGGCTCCAGAACGGGGCTGCCGGGCAGGACAAATCAGGGCGGGACAAGCCCGGAGGCGGCAATGACAGAAACACAGAAAATTCAGAAGTCGGAAACTCCGGAGCTGATTAAAGTCCGCTGTCCGCACTGCGGAAGGCTCCTCGGAGCCATCAACGGTACAGCGGAGATAAAATGCCGCGGCTGCGGGACGGTCGTCAGAGCCCGGACGGAAGGCTCACGCGCCGTCATACGCACGGTCGCGTCATAAGCGGGAACACCCCGCACTACAACACAGAGCGCCAAGAGCGCCAGATATCTACAGGCTTTTACACAGCCTGTCGGTTCTGGCGCTCTTTTTGATTTTCAAACCTCTTCCCCGGGGCGACGCTGACAATTAATCAATAAACAATGGACAGAGAAGTCCTAAAAACGCAGATTTGCGGCGGAGAGAACCGCCTCACCAAACGCAGAAAGGGATTATCACATGGAACTCAGAGATTTACTCGGCGAAGACTACCGCGAAGGGATGACCGCGGAAGAGATCGCGACCGCGCTCTCGAACAAGAACTTCGTGAACAAGGAGACCTTCGACAAAACCGCGTCCGACCTCGCCAAAGCGAAGAAGGACATGAAGACCAATGAAGGCACTCTGACCGAACGCCTCGAAGCGCAGAGACAGCAGATCGAGCAGCTCACCGTCAAGGCGAACCGGCAGGAAGCGGCAAGCATCCTCGCGGGGAACGGCATGGCGAAGGAAGCCTATGACACCTTCCTCGACGGCATCGTGACCACCGACGCGGAACAGACGACCTCGGTCGCTACGGCGATTGCAGCGGCGTTCAAGGCTTATGGAGAAGCGACGGCGAACAAGGTCAAAGGCGAACTCGCCGCGGGTGTCAAGGCCCCATCACAGGCTCCGGCGGAAACCGCCATGACCAAAGAAGCCTTCGGCAAACTCACCTTCGCCGAACAGGTTCAGTTCAAGAACGATAATCCGACCGAATACGCCGCGCTCTTCCCGAAAGCCTGACACGGCACCACCACATTTTTCGAAAGGATGATTAAAAACAATGGCAAAGACCTACCTCAACTACCCGTTTGACGACGATCTCTTCATTGCCCGCTGGCTTGCAGAGCCCGACTCCGAAAAGACCGCGCTCCTCGATTCCGGCGTAATGGTTGAAGACCCGGTGCTCGCCTCGAGACTCATATCCTCCGGCAACTACGGCACCATTCCGTTCTACAAGACCCTCACCGGCACTCCCGTGAACCACGACGGTCAGACCGACATCACCTCGACCGAGACCCAGGCGGATCAGCAGAATTACGTCGCGTATGGCCGCGACGTCGCATGGACCGCGCGTGACTTCGTCGGCGAGCTTTCCGGCGCAGACCCGATGGGCCACATCATCTCGTCCACCGCGAAATTCTGGGCGAAGTACCGCCAGAAGAAGATTATCGCCATCCTCGGCGCAATCTTCGGCATCACCGGCAACGCTGCGTGGACCGCTCACACCGTCGACGTCGGCTCCGCGACCGCGACCGCGAGAAAGATCAATGAGACCGACCTCAACGACCTTGCGACCGATACCCTCGGCGACAACAAGGACGCGTACAAGCTCGCTATCATGCACTCCTCCGTCGCCCGCACCCTCGAAAACCTCCAGGTTCTCGATTACTGGAAGCAGACCGACGCGAACGGCATCCAGAGGAACCTCGGTCTCGCGTCCGTGAACGGCTATACCGTCATCATCGACGACGGCGTTCCGGTCACCGCGGTCGGCGGCTCCGAGGCGAACAAGGACCTTAAGAAGTACACGACCTACCTCCTCGGTGCCGGCGTTCTCCGCCACTGCTGGGCAAGACAGGACGTGCCGGTCGAGACTTTCCGCGAGCCGACGAAGAACAACGGTCAGGACACTCTCATCACCAGAATCCGCGAGTGCATCCACCCGAACGGCTTCTCGTTCAAGCTGCCTTCCACCGGCTGGACCAACTCCCCCACCGACGCGCAGCTCGAGGCGTCCGCAAACTGGGCTCTTAAGTTCGCTCCGAAGGAAATCCCGATCGCACGCCTCCTCACGAACGGCTAAACCATGACCGCGGACGAGAAGCTGATCCGGCTGAAACGGATGATGCGGCTTCCCGACACGGACGACGACACGCTCTCGGCGTTCCTCGACTTCACACGAGACGAAATCCTCTCGTGGAGGTACGGGGCTACCGGGAGCATACCGGACGACGTGACCGACGTGCCGCAGGAATACGAAAGCGTCCAGCTGAACGCCGTCATGATCGGCTTCTCGCAGATCGGCGGCGAAGGCGAGACCGCGCACAACGAAAACGGAATATCGAGGCAGTTCGGGTATTCGTCCTGCCTCGAATACATCCATAAAAACGTAATGCCGTATGTCGGGGTGATATCATGAGAACCCTCGCGAAGAACCGGATTCCGTACTGGTACGCCCTCTACGCGGGCACTCAGGACGTCACCGACGAAAACGGCAATTACACCGGCGAGCAGGAAGTCATCTACACCGAACCCGTAAAGGCGTGGGGCAATATCTCCGCCGCCAAAGGCGATTCTTACGCCGCTGGGTTCGGGACGATGATCGACTACGACAAGGTGCTATGCACCGAAACGACCGACCTCGATGAGAACGCGGTTGTCTGGCTGGACACAGAGCCGACCGCTCCGTATAACTATCGAGTCAGGCGCGTGTCGAAGTCGATCAACGGGACCATCGTCGCGCTGAAGCAAGTCGACGTAGGCGCGTAGCCGCGGAGGAAAACACAATGCGCAAACGCATAACTGTCCGGCTCTCGCCCGGCAGCATACAGTCGGCTCTCGATGAGGTAGCATACCTCATGTCAGCCAACCGGAACCGGCTTGATGACGCCGCGCGCGACCTCGCCGAACGGATATGCGAAAAGGCGCAGAGCAACTTCGACGCGGCGTGGTACGACAGCCTTGCCAGAGGCGTCAGGGGCGAAGCCGACGTTAAATGCCGGGTAGAAAAGACCGGCACCGGCTATAAAGTCGTCGCCGAAGGGAACGAGGTGACGTTCGTCGAGTTCGGGGCAGGAGTCTATTATAATCCCCCCGCCGGAACGTCCCCTCACCCTGGCGGCGCAGACCTCGGATTCGTTATCGGAGGATATGGCAAGGGGCAAGGAAACCAGAAGGCGTGGGGCTACTACGCCGAAGACGGCAACCTCGTCATCACCCACGGAACAGCGGCGCAAATGCCGCTGTACAGAGCTTTTGAAGAGGTATTACAGGAGGCGAAAAAGAGATGATCGATTTTGAAAACGTATTTGTTGACGCTGTGCGAACGGCGGTCACGAAGAAGTTCCCGAAAGCGACGGTTGTCTCTGAATTCGTTCCGAAGCCGTCATCCTTCCCGCATGTGTATATCCGCGAAACCGATAACGCCTCCGAGGCGCTCTCCTTCCGCGTGACCGGCGGAGAGACCAACGCGCGGCTTTCCTACACTGTCGACGTGTTTTCGAACAAGAAAAGCGGGAAAAAGAGCGAATGCAAGGCAGTTATGGCGGCAGTTGACTCAACCATGCAAAGCTACAACTTCCAGCGTACCTTCTGCAATCCCTTCCCGAACGAGAACGACGCGTCCATCTACAGGATGGTCGCGCGATATTCAAAACTTCAATCAACCAAAATGGAGGTATGATAAATGACCACCAACGGCATCAAATTCTATTACGCCCCCGAAGCTACCGCGGGCACTCAGCCCACCACCGGCTGGATAGAAATCCCGAACGTCGTCAGCTGGGGCGAAATCGGCTCGACTCCCGATACCATAGAAATCACGCCGGTCTCCGAGACCTCATTCAAGCGCTATGAGCAGGGACTGTCCGACACCGGCAGCGTAGACGTCACCGGCAACTGGGCTTCTGATTTCATCGACGCGTGGGAGACCATGCGAGAAGCCATGGCGACCGCGGCGGCGGCAGGCAAGACACTCTGGTTCACCCAGGTCATCCCGAACTACGAAAAGAGCTTCTACTACTCCGGCTCGCCTTCGATGCTCAGATTCCCCGAGGTCACCTCGAACTCGGCGTTCCAGGTATCCGGCACCATCACCGTAAACAAAGTCACCGGTCTCGCGGCAAAGCCCACTATCGGCGGCTGATAAACTCAAGGAGATAAACCATGATAATCAACGGCAAGGAAATAACGGCTAAACCCATCGACTTCAACGCCACAATCGAACTCAACGATCTCGGCGGAGATATCTACTCCTTCGGCACAAAGCCCCTCGCGGCGCTCAGAGCCTATCTCGCGTACTGCGCGGGCATAGACGCCGAAGCGGCTGGACGTGAAATCGAATCCCACATCGTAGGGGGCGGCGACCTCTCCGACCTCTCGGCGGCATTCATGAAGGCGTGCGACGACAGCGCTTTTTTCAAAGCGATGATCACGAAGGCGAAGACGGCGGAAAAGAAGCAGGCAAAGAACGCCTGACTCCGAACGCCGCCGAAACGGTATACGAAAACTGGCTTCCTGCGGCTTACAGGATCGGGCTTGACCTTACTACATTCTGGCGGCTCAATCCGCGCCGCATGAAGCCTTTTCTCGATATATACGAAAAGAACCAGCGTGAAGAACGTGATCGGATAAACTTTCACGCGTATATGACCGGCATATATGTCCGGGACGCCATCGGCGCGTGCTTCTCGAAGAACGGGAAGTACCCAGATAAGCCATATGACCTGCGGAGTCAGGAGGAAAAAGCGTCCGCCATTTCCCCCGAGGAATACGCACGGAGAATGATCCTCATGCAGGAATATCAGGATAAAGAAAGAAAATTACAGGAAAGGTTCGGAGGAGGTGAATTGAATGGCAGATAACGAAGTGCAGATAGACAGTCTGTCTGTCGCAATAGAGCACAGCGCGGGCACGGCGTCGAAAGACCTCTCGAGCCTCGCGTCCGGGCTTCGGAAGCTGCAAAAGAGCGTCGCGGGGCTGAATCTGAACAACGCGATTATACAATTCGGCTCACTTTCGACGGCAATAGGCGGGATCGGGAACAACGCTGACAAAATCACGGCTCTCGCTTCGTCACTGCTCGACCTCAAGTCGGTCGGGAAGGTCAGCGCCGCCGTGCCGAAATCACTCTCGAACCAGATCACCGCCCTGGATACCGCGCTGAGCGGCGTCACCGAGTCGGACGTAAAGCGGATATCGTCACTGGCATCCGCTCTGACCCAACTCAGCGGTGCGAAAATGCCGCAAATCTCAGCGTCTATCGGGCATCAACTCCAGAGCATCGGAGACGCGGCAAAGAACTTGCAAGGCGTCAACCTCGCACGCTTCAAAGACCTTGCGACCGCGTTGCAGCCGCTGTCGGCTCTCACCCCCGCGCACCTCACTTCATTTATAAATCAGCTCGGTAAATTCACTCAGCTGTCGAAGGATCTTGAAGCCGTCGACATGGACAAGTTTGCCGCGACAATTGAACGGCTCACGGCGGCAATGGCACCCCTCGCAACCGAAATGGACAAAATCGCCCGCGGATTCTCAGCGTTCCCGCAGAGGATTCAGACCTTCATTAAAAATAATGAAGCGTCAACCAAGAGCGTAAAGAAAGCCGAACCGACATGGCAGAAATTCTTTGAGACCATATCAAAGGGCAGTAAAAAGAGCTCGTCCGGGCTGACGAACTTTGCAAAACAGCTATTTTCGATTGCCACAATCAAAAAAGTCTGGCTGAAAGCTACGGATTCTCTTGAATCCGCCAACGAGTACATCGAAGCCCTGAACCTGTTCTACGTCTCAATGGGCAGCTACGCCGAAAAGGCACAGGACTATGCTAACCTCGTCGGCGACAGCTACGGCGTCGACCCCGCCGAATTCATGAAGATGCAAGCTACCTTCATGGACGTTTCGAAATCTTTCGGCACGGCGAGCGGCACGGCGTATACCATGTCGAAAGCGCTGACGCAGCTTACTTACGATATATCATCGCTCTACAATCTCAAAGTTGACGAGTCACTGAACAAGGTCCGGTCGGCTCTGGTCGGCGAGATTGAGCCAATCCGCGCGCTCGGTAAGGACCTGTCCGTCGCGAACCTCAAACTCCTCGCGACCGAACTCGGCATCACCGCGAACGTCGACGCAATGAACCAGTCCGAAAAGGCAATGCTCCGGACGATCTCACTGCTGAGACAGTCAAACTCCGCCATGGGCGACATGGCGAGAACGCTCGAGCAGCCCGCGAACCAGTTCAGAATCCTCAAAGCGCAGCTGACGCTTCTCGGACGCGCTATCGGTGACCTCTTCCTGCCGCTCGTGCAGAAGACGCTCCCGTACATGATCGCGTTCGTCAAAGTCGGACAGCGCATCGTCTCGGCGTTCGCAGCCCTCGCGGGATTTGAACTGCCGAAATTCGACTACGCCGATTCTGTAATCAAAGGCAACGAAGGCGTCGCCGACTCCGCCGATGACGCCGCTAAGAGCATGAAAAAGCTCTATCAGCTCTCGTTCGACGAGCTGAACATTCTCGGCTCACAGAACACCGGCGCGTCCGGAAGCGGCACGAGCGCCGCCGACCTCGCAAAGCTCGAAGCGGAGCTGAACCGGCTCGCGAAGATCGAGGACGATATGTTCTCAAAGAACCTCAGCGAGACGACCGATAAGATCGCGGAGCAGATCGAGAACTGGCTGACAAAGGGCGAAGGAATACAAAGCTGGGCGAAAGACATCTGGGATTATTTCAGCAAAATAAAAGACGCCGCGAAAGAAATTGCCGATAAGCTCGGACTGTGGAAAATCCCTCAGAAAATATGGGATTTCTTCAAATTCGCAGTATTCAAAATTACCGGAATAGACCTTGACTTCGGAGCGTCGCGCCTTAGAAACATGAGCGGTAAGGATACGCTTATGGGCGCAGTCAGTGGAGGAATAGCAGCGTTACTTGGACTTAAGGCGCTGGGCTTGCTCTCGCTCAGCAGCGGCAACGGATTTTTAGGCAGTGTCCCGATGCTCCTACTCAGCATAGCCGCCCTGTCAATAACAACGGCGGCAATCGGGAGTACACCTAACGTTACCGGCGCTCAGACACTTCTCGGAGCCGCGAAGACTGGCATTGTGGCACTGCTCGGCGGTGCTACCATATCCCGATTTTTCCTCGGGGCGGAAGGCTTTCAGGTATTCGGGCTCCCGCTCACGCTCGGAATTTCCGGTCTTACAATGTCGGCGGTCGGAATATTCGAACTCGGAAACGACACCGGCGCGGATGACCTTGCCGGGGCAATAAAACTCGGTATAGGTTCACTGCTCAACACTGCGGCGGCGACTCTTGCCGGCGTGAAAGTTGCAAAAATGGTCGGAGCCGGCGCGGCAGCAGGAACGGCAGGGCTTTTCGCAGGCGCGCTATCGATCATTATAGGCGCGACCATCGGCGCCGTGGTATTCCCCGATGAATGCCGAAAAGCGTTCGAAACGGTATCCGAAGCGCTCGGGCACAGTATCAAGAACGTCACAAACAGCCTCAAAGACACTATCGACAAGGCGGTTGACCTCGGCTCGTTCGACTTCAAAGCGCAGTTCGGCATTGACGAAAACACCTTCAAAGTCATATCAACCTTCGGCGACCCGAAACTCGCCGCGCAGCTGAACGAAATCACCAGTGTCGCCAAGCAGAACGTCAAGACTACCTCAACCGAACTTGATAATCTGAACCGTCAATTCTATTCCAGCTCTACGATCGCCAACCAGAATTCACAATCAATCGTCAACAACACGACGGAAACCATCAAGAACGGCATCAATGACGTTACGAAGACCGGCATTTACAAGCCGCTCTATGGCATGATGGATAAAGTCGGGAATGAACTGGGGCAGAAGGGCAAGTCGGCGGGTGAAAACGTCGCGAAGGGCTTCGTCGCCGGAGTTGACTACAACGCCGATTACGTCGCCAAAGGTATGATCGGCATGGCGAACAAAGCTATGGTTCAGTTCACCGACAGCCTCGGCATCCACTCACCGTCGACCGTCTTTGAAGGCTACGGCATCAACGTTGACATTGGATTCGCGAACGGCGTCACGCTCGGACTCCCCAACGTCAAGGACGCCTTCGGGAACGTCTGGACGTCTATCCGCGTGGACTTCTCCGCCTTCGCGAACAGCCTGCTTGCGTCGGCGCGCACCTTTATCAGGCAGCTGAATCAGGTGCTCTCGTCAGCGTCTTTCAGCGGCGGCGCGGCTCAATCCCTTATTGGCAAAACGCCGCGCATGATCCCCGCCTTCGCGACCGGCGGATTCCCCGAGGACGGAATGTTCTACGCGAACTCAGGCGAGCTCGTCGGACGCTTTGCGAACGGGCGGACTGCCGTCGCGAATAACGCGCAGATCATCGAAGGCATCGAGAATGCCGTCTATCGCGCGATGACAGCCGCACAGCGCGGCTCGGGGCGCGGGGGCAAGATAGAACTCATCCTCGACAAGCAAGTCGTCGGACGCGCCTTCGGAGACGCCATAGACTCCGAAAAGAGGCGCTCCGGCGCGAACACCAAAATCACATTCACGAACGGAGGGACGCGGTAATGGTTAAAGTTGACGGAACGGACTACGGCGCAATCGTCACCGCGCTGACGCGAAATTTCGAAGTTGTCGACGGCGATAACGCCGGGCGCACACTCGATGGCGTCATGCACCGCGACCTCATTGGAACCTACTACAACTACTCCATCACGATCAACACCGACCGTATGTCCCAGGCGGAGTACAACGCTCTCTACAAAACGATTTCCGCGCCGGTCGCAAGTCACGATATCGTCGTCCCGTTCGGCAACGAAACGCTCTCATTCAAGGCGTATGTCTCGCGCGGCAGCGACGATCTCCTCCGGCAGTACTCCGAGACGAACCGGTATTGGGGCAACCTCTCCTTCGACTTTATCGCGATGGAGCCGCAAAGGAGCGCAGCATGAAACTCCGGGTATCCTACGCCGATGTCGCTGTCGGGGCGAAAGAAAACTTCGCCCCATCGGCGACCGGGCAGACCAGCAACTCGACTCCGGCACTACTGCAAGGGCAGCAGACCCCGATGTACGCGAATCCGTGCGAGATATACTCCGTCCTGCTCGATGGCTCTCTCACGGTTCCGCCGGACGATCCGAAATACGCCCTCGTGTCGGACAGCCTCTCGAGCGCGACCGACGGCAGCTTCGAAACTCCGCTCGTCCTCACGCTCACCGCGACCGGGCAGTACACCTCTCAGGGAATCACGCTCGTTTTTGATGAGACCTCCAACCGGTACGCGACGGCGGTCAACATCAAATGGTATCGCGGCAGCACCCTGCTGTCGGACAAGAACTTCGCGCCGGACAAGCCGAACTTCTTCTGCGCGAACAAAATCGGAAACTACAACAAGCTGATAATCTCCTTCTCGAAGATGAATATGCCGCGTAACCGGCTGTATCTCACGGACATCCTCTACGGAACCGTCCGCAACTTCGGGAAAGACGAAATCGAAAACTTCTCCCTGCTTCAGGAAATCGAGCCGGTATCCGAAACCGTCTCGATCAACACCGTAGGCTTCACCCTCAAGAAGCAGAGCGACGTTGACTTCATCTTTCAGGAAAAGCAGCCCGTTTACACATATTTCGACGACACGCTCGTGCAGACGACTTTCATCACGCATTACGAGCGAAATTCCGACAAGACCTATGATATCGAGACGGAAGACTACGTTTCGATCCTCGACGACTCCCCGTTCGGCGGCGGCATCTATTCCGGGAAGAACGCAGCGGCGCTCATCGGCGAAATGCTCTCCCCGCTCAAAGTCGAATACGAAATCGCGGGCAGTCTGCAAAACGCGACACTCACCGGATACCTCGCGATATCCTCCTGCCGTGAAGCCCTGAACCAGATCGCCTTCGCCCTCGGCGCAGTGGTGGACACGAGCTACTCGGACAAAGTGAAGCTGTACAAGCTGTCCGACACCGTCGCGGGCACGCTGAACGCCTCGAACACCTTCACCGGGCAGACGACCACCTTCCGCGACAAGCTCACCGAACTGCGGCTCACCGCGTACTCCTACGTCGCCGGAACAACCGACTACACCGCGTATAAAGCGGCGGACAGCGGAACCGGAACCGGCATCACCGTAGCCTTCCCCGAGCCGCTCCACTCCCTGTCCATCACGAACGGCACGATAGTCTCCCGGACCGTCAACCAAGCCGTCATCAACGCGAACGCGAACTGCGTCCTGACCGGCAAGAAATACGACAAAACCCAAACCATCATCACGAAGCGAAATCCGCTCATCCTCGCCGGGGACAAAGAGAACGTAGTCGAGCTCAAAGACTTCACCCTCGTGAACCGGACAAACGCCGATGAACTCGCCACAGCGGCGTACAACTACTACTCCGCCCGCCGCGAAATATCTGAAAAGATACTCACCGGCAATCTCAAAGTCGGCGACAAAGTGACGCAGGAATACGACTACATGGACGACGTGACCGGACGCATCGTCAGCATGAAACACACCGTCTCCGGAACCGCACAAGTCGCGGAGGTGACCATCAAATGAGCCTTGATACAGCGAACCTCAATTTAATCTATGACCGCACGGAAAGCGACGAAACCGCCTCCGCCGCGATACGGAAATCCTACCAGACCCTCGGCAACTGGTCGGGGCTGACAGACGCCGAAAGGGCGCAGCTAGAGCGCGGAGCCCTCACCTACAACACCCTCAACCGCGTCGAATCCGCGGTCAAGCTCCTCGCCGCCGCGCTGACGTCGGCGGGGTATCCGGTGGAGGTGACGCCGGTGCTTAAGGGGAGCAAAGCCGAAGACCGCGAGTGGCAGGAAGGCGATATTGTCCGGCGTCCGCAATGGATGACGTATCTTGACAATGTTCAGCGGCTCCGGGACGCGTACTACACACTGGCGGAGACCGGAGCACTGCCCGCGCCGGAGGACAAGCTCGGCTACGTCGGCGCGAACAACATCGAGAAAGTCCTCGCGGATATCGATTTGCTGCTCGATGGGATGAAATCCATATACCGACGAGCCGGAACGTTTACGGCGGGCGGCAGCTATACAAGACAGATGATAAGGAGCATATGAAATGGCGATAAAAAGACAAGATGAAGTGCTCGCGAAAGCAGTGTCGACCGACGCGACGGTCATACCGCGATATGACATAAAGCGCCCGGACGGGACGAAAGTCGCGGAAAACGTCGCGCTGGAACTAAAAAACACCGTCGTGAACGAAGGCACAGCAGTGAACAAACAGCTCCTCGACGAAATTCTCGCGGCATCGGGAACAGCGGGCGGAACGACTTCCGCGCTGACTCTCGCGCAGGAGGGGTTTGCACTGGTAGACGGAGCGGAGGTGCGGATTAAGTCCACATATAACCTCGCGGGCGGTGCGACGCTTAACGTCAATGGGACGGGGGCAAAGACTATTTGCACGGCATCTGGGCAAGAAGCAAAAGGCGGCATAAAAGCTGGCGTGTGGATGATACTGGTGTATTCATCTACGCTCGACGGTTATGTAATCCTCAATATGACGGCGAAACAGGTGACTAAAATATTTACACAGTCCGGCTCATGGGAGTGCCCACAGGGCGTCACCTCCATTCACATCCTGCTATTCGGCGGTGGAGGCGGTGGAGGCGGCAACGGCGGCACCGCCGGTGGAGGCGGAGGCGGCGGACACATGGTGTCTAAAGTGTTGACAGTCACTCCAGGACAGGTGTATCCAATCACCATAGGTACCGGAGGAAATGGCGGCTCCGCTGGATATAACAGCGGCACTGCCGGAGGTAATGGTGGAGCTACGTCTTTTGGCACGCTCGCTTCCGCCAATGGCGGCAGTGGCGGCACGGCGGGGCGTGCTTCTAGCAGCACCAATTATGCTGGCGATGGCGGCTCTGGCGGCACCGGTGGTGGTGGAGCCGGGGCCAAAAGCACTAGCGGAACAGTGTCTGGCGGCACCGGCGGTTCTGGCAGCTATGGTGGGAGCGGTGGAAGAGGACTATCAAACTCTTCTGCCGCTGGCAACGGCGGGAATGGCACAGCCGCCGCAGGAGGAACGGGTGCTGGTGGCGCTGGATCCGGTGGCGGCGGCGCTGGCGGCGGATATGGCGGCAAAGGCGGAGACGGCGGGAAACCCAACTTCGGCGGCGGCGGCGGTGGAGGCGGCTACGGAGCCGATGGCAACGGCGGTCGCGGCGGGAATAACACCCCCTCGCCGTATCGGGGTGGCGATGGCGGCACAGCTGCTGGTGGAGGCGGAGGCGGCAGCCCAAGCAGCGACAGTGGCACCGGCGGCAAGGGCGGAGACGGCATTGCCGTGATCACATACAACATCATGGAGGCATGATTATGAAAGTATTTCAGATAGTCGACAATTTCTGCTACTACGACGCGACGCCGGTGCACCCGACACTCGCCGACACGGAGGGCAAATACCCTCCGGATGTCCTCTTCGTCGAAGCTCCGGATAATGTCTTCGAGGGCTGGGGCTACGACAGCACACAAGAAGGCGACGCCCGCTTCATCAAGCCCACGCCGCCGGAAGGCTGGCTGTATGACGACGCGACCGGGACTTTTTATCCGGCGGACGGGGAGAAGCCGAAACCGCCGACGCAATCCGGCGACATCTCCGCGCTGTCCGCAAAGGTCGCGGAGCTTGAGACGCAGCTCGCGACGATTGAAGCCGTCAACAAAACCATTTTAGGGGTTGAATAACATGGACGAAAAACTTATCGCAAAGGCACGGGAGCTCCGCGCAATCCTCGAGAAGGCTATGACCATCGCGTCGGGTCTGACTGACGCGGAGGCGGTCACTGCGACCTGCCTGCATCCGCGCTGGAACGCAAGCGGCGTCGCTTACGCGAAGGGACAGCGTGTGCAGTACGACGGGGTGCTTTACACCGTGCTTCAAGCCCACACCTCTCAGGCGACCTGGACCCCGACCGCCGCGCCGTCGCTTTTCGCTAAGGTGCTGATCCCCGATCCGACCGTCGTGCCGGAGTGGGAACAGCCCGACTCGACGAATCCGTATATGAAGGGCGACAAAGTGAAGCACAACGGAAAGACATGGGTATCTCTGGTCGACAACAACGTCTGGGAGCCTGGCGTCACCGGAACCGCCGCGCTGTGGCAGGAGGTAACCGCTTGAATCGGATCATCGTCGAAAAAACCCTCGCGTGGGCAATCCCTTTTATCTGTGGCGGCGTGATCACCGGGCTGATTGCCTATGTCAAGACACTGAGACGGCGGAACGACGCGATGCAGGAGGGGGTACAGTGCCTGCTCCGCGCTGAGATCATCCGGAATCATGACAAGTACGTGCTGGATAAGAACTACTGCCCGATCTACGCGAAGGAGGCTTTAAAGCGAGCCTATCACGCATACCACGAACTGCACGGAAACGACGTCGCGACCGGGCTTTACAACGAAGTGATGGCACTGCCGACGGAGGTGAGAGAATAATGGCTGCGTTTCCACGGGGTACTACCCCGACACTGAAATTCACCCTGCCGTTTGAGGCGAAACAGCTCACGAGTGTATATATCACCTTCGCACAGTCTTATCGCGAGGTGCTGACAAAGCACGGCGCTGAAATCACGGCGGAAGGAAATCAGCTGATCGTCGAGCTGTCGCAGGACGACACGCTGCTCTTTCGTCCACAGTCTGTGGACATCCAGATACGCGCAATCGACGCCGCGGGCAACGCTATCGCGTCGAAAATTATCACTGCCGACGTCTCAAAGATTCTCCGGGATGGGGTGATAGAGTGACCAAAGCGTGCGAATTTCTGATAGAATTCGGCTCGGGCGCTGAACTGAATGTCGAGTTCGGCGCCACGAGCGCAGACTTCGGCGCGGTGGAATTCTCCGCCGACGGAGATTTCCCGGCAACGCTCGAAGCGAAATACGCCGAATTTGATCTCCGCATGGAAGACCAGAACGCGGAGTTTGACGCGGGAATCGAGGGCTTACAACTCGTCGAAGTCTCGGAGCTGCCGCCATATGACGGCGCTTACGTCGTCGATCCGCTGATCAAAGCGCCGGTCATCCTGCCGACGAAAGGCAAAAACATGCGGGATAATGTAACCGTCAAAAAAATGCGTCAGCTCGAGGTCGGCAACGGCGCGGGCGGAAACACGCTTATAATCGGAGAGGAGCTATAAATGGCCAATCAGTATGTTAATAAGGTCGTCGTCGGAGGCGAAACAAAACTCGATCTCACCGGCGATACCGTCGTCGCGGACAAGCTCGCGAAGGGCTACAAAGCGCACGACAAGTCCGGCGCTCCAATCGTCGGAACAAACACCTTCGACGCCGACACCGGAGACGCGACCGCCGCGGCGGCGGAAATCCTCGACGGGAAAACCGCCTACGTCGCGGGGAACAAAATCGTCGGAGTCATGCCGAATAAAGGCGCTGTGACCGGCAATATCACCACAAAAACAGAGCAGTTCGCAATCCCCGCTGGATTCCATGACGGCTCGGGCAAGGTCGGGATATCCTCCGCCGCTCAGGCTTCGATCGTCGCGGGAAACATTAAAAAAGGTATCACCATCCTCGGCGTCGAGGGTACTTACGGCGGCGAAGCCGTCAAGGCTCAGGCGAACAAAAACGTCACTCCGACCTTCGTGGCGCAGGAAGTACTGCCGGACGCCGGATATGACTACCTCGCGAAAGTGACTGTGGCGAAAATCCCGGTGACCGAAACCGACAACGCCGCCGGAGGGGTCACCGTCACGGTGGGCGGCTGATATGGGAATCGTCAGAATGCCGGAACCGACAGCGGTGCCGGAACCAACAATGAAAGAGTATAACAAAATCGTCCTCAACGGCGAAACGCTTATCGATCTCACGGCGGATACCATCACCGCGCAAAGCTTACTCAAAGGCTTTACGGCACACGGCGCGGATGGAAAGCTGATTACGGGCGCTTACGAAGCCGCCGCCGCGGCAGGGCTTAACGCCACCTGCGGCGAAATCACGCCGACGTCAGACCAGAACAACTACTCGCTGTCGCACGGGCTCGGCGAGGTGCCGAGGGCGTTTTTTATCGGTATGCGGACAAGCTATCTGAATCTTTCGGGCAAAAAGAATATTTTGATCGGCGCATGGGGTATGCGCGACCACAGCATCCAGTACAAGATGTATGCGACGTCCCCGCTGAGGTCGCCCGCCGGAGGGGTGCGTGAAGGCGCGATTACTGTTTCGGGATTTCAGTGCACCTTGGCAGAAGCTAATGACAAAACCATCATTGTCGCGGACAGCGCGGGGACTTATAAGCTTATCGGCGGAGCAACTTATTTCTGGGCGGCAGTGGGGAGTGAAAAATGAGATACTACGCAGAGTATGACAGCGGCGAGGTCATCGCCGTCGGCACAGGGTTCGGCGGCACGGAGATCACCGAGGACGAGTACCATGCCGCCCTCGCGGAAATCGAGGAAAAGCGGCTGCTCGCCGACCGGCTGTACGCCGGGGAAATCACCGCCGCGGACGTCCCCGAAAAGTGGCGGACGGAGGTGCAGCAGACCGTCGACGACCGCCGCGCTATAGAAGCCGAAGAAGAACCCGACTATGAAAAAGCATGGAAAATACTGATAGGAGATGAGGTATAATGAGAGGCATTGATATCTCCCGGCACAACACAATCCGGTCTTTCCCCGCGATAAAATCACAGGGTGTGGATTTCTGCGTCATCCGCGCCGGGTACGGCACGGCGGTCGACGCCAAATTTGAAGCCCACATCAAAGCGGCGCAAGACTGCGGAATGCTCGTCGGCGCGTACTGGTTCTGCTACGCGCTCGACGTCGCCGACGCGCGGCGGGAAGCCGAGGTGTGCGCGGAGACACTGCGCGGGCATCAGCTTAATCTGCCGGTGTTTTACGATTTTGAGTATGACACCGAAAGATACGCCGAAAAGCACGGGACGAAGTACACGCCAAAGCTCCGCACCGACATCATCGACGCGTTCTGCGCTGAGATCATCCGCCGCGGATATACCGCCGGAGTGTACACCAATCCCGACTACTGGCTCTACCGGCTCAACGCCGATAGATTGTCGAAGTACTCGCTGTGGATTGCATCGTACAAAAGCAAGGACGGCAAGGCGACTTTCGACACTGTGCTTCCGACCGATCTCCCGCCCGCGTTTCAGAACGCCATGCTGTGGCAGTTCGGCATGTGCAAAATGCCGAAAGCCGTCGGGTATGTGGACATTGACTATGGGTACGGCGTCAAGCCGCCCGCGCCGAAGAAAGCGTATAAGGTCGGCGACGAGTACACGATAAAGCCCGGCGACCTTTACACGACAGGACGGAAAGTTCCGGCGCGTGTCGTCGGCAAGACCTACACCATCCGACAGGTCCGCTCCGGCGCGATACTGCTCAGCGAGATCAACAGCTGGGTGACGGTATGAGGTACTTAAAACGGCTGATACTCGCCGTGCTGATCTACCTCGCAGTTTACCTACCGTTTATCGCCGTCCTGCAAGCCTTCACCGGCACCGACCTGACCGCCGCTTTTTCAGTCGGCGGGATCGTCGGGGCTGTGGAACTCGCGCTCGGAAGTATTATTAAAATCACCGAAAACAAAGAGATAAGCAAGAAAGGATTTATCGAACATGGACAAGATGAATATAACACCGATACTGGAACTGGCGGTGAAGCTGATCTTCGCGGCAGTGACGATTTTCCTAATCCCGAAGCTGAAGGAGCTGATTTCGACCAAAGTCGCGGAGAGTGACCAGAAGAAAATCATCCGCTGGGTAGAACTCGCGGTTCAGGCGGCGGAAGAGGCTGCGCGTTCCGGGCTGATCGACAAAAAAGCGAAGTACCAGTACGCGAAGGACTTTCTCGAAAAGCGCGGCGTGACCTTCGACGTCGACACCATGCAGGCTCTGATCGACTCGACGGTCTGGGAGCTTTTCAACCGGTTTAAAGACGACGCCGAAAGCGAGGGCTGATCATGAGAGCCGACGACGCCGCCGATCTCACACGCTCCGAGTGGTCGCGGCTGATCGATGAGCTTATCCATGACGAACTCTGGCGGCGGATTTTTAAGCGCCGCTGGCTTGACGGGGTGAAATTTGAACCGCTCGCGGAGGAATTTGACCTGTCTGTGCGGCAGACACAGCGGATCGTCAGCTGCTGCGAACGGAAAATCATAAATCATCTTTAACGCGAACCGGGCAGTGAAAACTGTCCGGTTTTTGTCGTACACTTTTCGGCGAGACTGTGGTATCATATATGTGCCGGATGATGAATCCGAGTATATATACAGGATGGTGAAATCCATGGCAGAATTCGCAAGCAACGGCAAGGCAAACGCGGCGCTTACGACCGGCATTATCGGCACGGCGGGCACTGGACTCGCGCTCCTCAACGGCGGTCTCGGCGGACTTTTTAGCGGCTGGAACCGCGGCGGCTGCAACGAGGATCACGTCGTCGACCGCTACGAAGCGGGACAGGCGGCGAGAATCGCGCAGCTGGAGACCGAAGTCAAGCTGAGGGACGCGAACACGTACACGGATCAGAAAATGCTCGAGATGTACAAGTACTTCGACGGCAGGACCCGTGCGCTTGAGGCGTCCGACGCGGCTCAGGCGGTCACAAATCAGCGCATGGTGGACAGCTTCGAAGCCGTCCACGCCGACATCAACTGCGTCAAGAACGAGCTCTACTCGGCTATCCGCAACGAAGCCGAAAAGCGCTGCTGCGGCGACAACAGCATCGTCACCTACGCCAACGCGACGTTCTACCCGAAGATGGTCGCGGACGTCACGACCGGCACGGCGACCACCGCGCAGAGCACCTACAATCCGATCCCGAAGTGTGGCTGCGGCTGCGGCTGCAACTGACGGCAGGGGCGGCAACCGCCGCCCCATGAGGTGATGATATGGTAACTCTGGCACAGGCAACCGCCGGGATTGAGCGGTATCTCGATACCGAAATTCTCGCGAAAATCCCCGGCTGGCAGAAATGGGTTCTCGGCGCGGCGGCGTCTCGCATGCTGTCCCGGTCGGGAGAGATATTTAACACGCTGAAAAGCAATCCCGTCGTCTCGGCGATGGGAGTCATAGATGAGCAGGATCAAATCGACATCGACGCGATATACCGCGAATTCGCGGCTCAGGCTCAGCGCGGAGCAGTCACTTTTGACGTGCCGCTCGTCGGTCCTCTGACTCTGACCGCCGCCGATGTGGATAAGCTGTACGGATATATAACGGGAGGCTGAAATGAAAGACGAAGTAATGCGCGGCGTCATCTGGATGACGACCGACGGCATCAAGGACGCGGGAATGGCGTACGACTACGCCGAGGACGCGAAAGAAGCAGGGAAGCCCGAGCTCGCGGCGCTTTTTATTGAAGACGCGAAGTACCGGCTCGGGAAAGTGAAGGAATGGTACGACAGGGCGATGACCATGCACGGGGCTGTCGACGGAGTGACCGACGAGCTCATCGAGTGGCATCGTCAGGCTTACCGGGAACTGCTTGATAAGGTCATGAAATTCAAGGCGTGAATTTCGCGGAAACGCTTGACAAATCCGGGAAACTGTGATATAATGGTTTTGCGAAGGAGAAATCCTGAGCGTGTCTCCATCCGCGAGGATGGTGCGGATTGAAATATTGAAGATTTCATTATGAGATCGGGGAAAGGAGCAGAAATGCTCCTTTTTCTTTTTGCGTTCATAAATCCTTTACAAATGTTATTTGATGTTTTCTCGAAAACCCCTTGACAAAACATCAAATCTATGGTATAATATATACATCAAAGGGAAAGCGGATAACCCAAACCGCAGAAGGAGAAAAACAATGAGAACGGCAAAAATTTACACCTGGTACGACTTCATGGACGGCGGCAAGTTCGCGCCATGTTGTGTCCGCCAGTTTGACAAGGAGCGGTTCGACCACTCCTGCGAGCAGGAACTCGGGCTGATCATCACGATCCCCGAAGGATACCGCCTCAGCGAAAACGAGAACGGCGACCCGCTGCTTGTCCCTGAGAACGGCGGCGAGAACATCATGCTCACCTACGACGTTGACCGCAACTGTGTGATGGATTACGCGCTCCATACCCCAATTGAAGGGGTAAGGATAGTCGAGAAAGTCTCGTACTACGATTAAAAACCGCTCCTGAGCCGTTGAGCGCATCGGCGGCATCCCAAAAAAGCTGGCGCAACGGCTACACGGCGAGAAGGAGAAAATCATGGAGTACAAAGCAAGATTGACGGTTAGTGAATGGACAAACGGTTCCGGATGGGACTACGAAAACGATGAGGTCAAAAGCTGGGACATCAGCGAAGGTGCTCTTGACAGCTGGAAGCAGCTTTTCAAAGACCGTGACAGATCACTTTTCGATTACGCGATCGACGGTCTCAACGATCGCGACGATGACTACGACGAGGACCCGGACGACGAGGGAGGCGACACCAAGTGGACAATGCAGCTCGTCGAAATCGACGACGAGGGCGACGAGAAGGTTCTCGCGTCGGTCTCCTACTGGGAATCGGAACTCATGGGCGACGATGAGGAAAGCGACGAATGAAAAAAGTCATTAAAGGCGCTGTCTGCGACACGGAGACGGCGACCAATCTCGGGACGTGCGACCACGACATCACCAACCGGCTGTATTGGTGGTCAGAAACGCTTTACCGGACGAAATCCGGGAAGTACTTCATCCACGGCGAAGGAGGACCCGGTAGCCGATATGCCAGAGCCGAGGACGACGGGCACTGGAAGAGCGGGGAGCAGATCGACGTGGTTTCCCGCGAAGCCGCTGAAGGGTGGGCGGAGGAGCATCTGGACGGAGACGGATATATCGCCGCCTTCGGCGTGCCGGATGAAGTGCCGCGGATCACCGTCGCGCTCGCGTCGGAAAATCGCGCGAAGCTCGAAGGCATTCGGGCGAAGACCGGGAGGACGTTCGTGGAGATCATCAACGACGCGATTGCGGTGTATCAGAGCGGCACATGAGTAACAAAAAAGCCGAGGGGAAACCCTCGGTTTTTCTCATGACGGCGTGACGGATTCGTGACAGATTGGGTTCGAAAATGGCGTTTTCGGTGGCAAAATCCCGCTGCGGGTGGCGGGATAAGAACGGCTGAAAACCCGCATGAATACAGGGAAAAACCGCCTATCGGCTTGATAAGCGGTTTATTCGTATGGCGCGCCTGGCGGGATTCGAACCAGTCAGAAATGTCCGAAAACTTCGATGAATACTGGATTTTTTGAAAATTATGACGGATTTCGTGACAGATTTCATAAAATGCCGTTATAGTATTCCTCGAGCCGGTCGAACATTTCGTCCTTCTTATCCTGCATAATGTGGCCATAAACACGGTTGACCATATCCTCCGTTTCGTGCCCCAGGTAGTCTGAAATATATTTCGTAGGGATGCCCAACATGATCATCACCGACGCGCAGTAGTGTCGTAGCTCGTGCAATGTATAATGTTTGCCCGGGCACGCAGCCGCAAGCGCTTTGCAATACCTGTCGTAAATGTTGTGCGCCTTAAGATTGGTGACGAACTCAGCGCCGGGGCAGTAGGCACGTCTGAGCGACGCGCACACGGCGGGGAGCATTTTGAGCGTCCGCGTGCTATCCGTCGTTTTGGTGCTTTTCAGGCAAACAGACCGGTCGGCACGGGTGATTTTCGCTGTGCGAATGTGCAGCACTCTTTTGTCGAAATCAACGTCTCGCCACCGCAGCCCCAGAATCTCTGACAACCTCATGCCGCCAAGTGCCGCCAGATGCACCGGCGCGTCTATATCTGTGCTTTTGACCTCGCGAAGAAGGGCGAGGACATCCGCCTCCGTGGGGATTATCGTGTCGGGCTTCTCCCTCTGCGGCAATTTTGTCCGTAGCACCATTTCCGGACGGAACATCTTAAGCGACGACGACAGCAGCCCATGAATGTTCCGCACCGTTTTCGGCTTATGGTCGACCGATTCAAGCCCAATCGCGATTTGCACCTGCTCCTGCGTCAGCTCCGACACGAGCAGCGGCTGTAGCGTCTCGAGGCTATTTTTGCATAGCTTGATATACTCGTCGTACGTCTTCGGCGACAAAGTGTTTTTCTTCGCCTCCGAATACCGCCTCATCGCCTCTCCAACCGTCATGCCCGCATACGGATCGTCCGGCTTGTCCATCTTCCGCTCCGCCTCGAACTGTGCCGCGCGGAGCTGCACGTCCTTCTTATCCTTGCCCGAAAACGTTTTGTACTTATTTTCTCCTATCAGCACTCTTGCACGCCAACTGCCGCTCGGGAGTTTGTCCATAATCATCTCATCACCTCGTTATCCATCCCACGTTCGGGTTTATGACGTCAAACGCAAAAAGAAAACAGATGAACGCCATCAGCGCCACCGCAATCGTCACCGCGACTCGGAACTCCCGGCTCATGCGGACAATCACCGCTTTCAAAACCGATATGCGGTCGAGATACAATTTCTCCAACATCTTCAAGGCTTCTTCCGCCGTCATCTCGGCGGTCTCCTCCTGGTCGCTCGCCGCGGTCTCGTCACTGATCAACTCATCGACCGTCACACCGAGTGTCGCCGACAGCAGCGATGCCGTCACGTATGTCGTCGGGTAGCCTTTCAGCAACCTCTTCACCGTGCCTTCTGACAGCTTCGTTTCCTCCGCCAGACGAGCGTTCGTGTAGTGCTGCTGATCCATCAACCGGCGCAAAATGTCCGGATTTATTATTATGCTAACCATGAATTGTCCTCCATCACCCACAAAATGTCGAAAAATGACCTACGATTGCCCTTGCTTTTCTGTACAAAAAGGTGTATAATGGAATCATGAAATAAACGCGAAAGCGAGGACAACAAATGCCGCACACATCGAATCAGCCCGAACCGCCCGACCGAAGCAAGCACCTCGATCAAGATGAACGCCGTGTCATCGAAGACTTCCGCACCCTTACGCCTGAAAACAAGCGCAAAGCAATCGCCCTCCTGCGGCGGCTTAAGCAGTCGCAGGAATAGTTACTCGCCGCCTTCGGGCGGCTTTTTTTATTTCTTTTTGTTCAGCGCATCGAGACCGTCGACTATATCCGCCATACCGCTCAGGTGCGCACCGATTGCCGAATAAATAGTGCCTACTACAAGCAAGCCAATAAAAACGCCTACCCAAAACGGGATGACGTCGCCCGACATACCGCTGAGGCATACGCCGATTATCTCCATGACCGCCGCAACATATATAATCACCGCCACGACACTGAATACCGCCGACGTTCTTCTCAGCCACGGCACGGAGTCGGGCGCGTACTGTTTCACCGGCCGGCTGTCACTGTGCGCTTCACGGTACGCCTTATCTGTCTCGTCGCCTTCCTTCAGCGACACGCCGGTCATATCTACCCCGATTCCGCTGTCGGTGCAGTATGGGCATCGTATCGCGTCGTCAGGGACTTCTCTGCCGCACCTGTTGCATTTCTTGCTCAAACCCAATCACCCTTTCATCTGCTCAATGATTTTCTTGAACAGCTCCTGCTTCTCCGGGGACACGCTCCGGTAAAGCTCGAGCAGTTCTTTTTCTTCGGAGGACAGCTCGTCTGGGCTGCCCGTGGGGGCGGGATCGTCAGTCTCACCGGTGAGGTAGGCGGGAGTAGTAGAGAGGATTGATGCAAACGACGCAATCTCATCGGATGTCGCGTTACATTTACCATCCCATACGTTGTTCAGATATTGTTTGCTTTTGCCAACTGCATCGCATAGATGCTTTTGAGACACACCGGTGATCTTGCAACGCTCTTTGATTCTAACTTTGAAAATGTCCATATTGAACAAAGTACTCCCTCCCTCTTTGTGCACATCGCAGAATCCAACGAAAGTTCTATTAACCCCTTGACATAGAACGAAAGTTGGAGTATAATATTATCAGTCACAAATTCGTGACAGGCAAAACGACGTCGGGCGAGGGCACTCCGGATTCAGGCGGATTCCTGAATGCGGTTATTTTCTGGGATGTGCGATAATCGAAATGTCGGTGAACTCAGTCGCTTAAACGGTCAGTTGATTAAAGCGTCAGACCAAGCATTAAGAGGTCAACGATGAGCTGGAGAATGCAGACGGTTAGGTACAGTTTCTCGAATTTACTCACAAGACCACCTCCCCATTACGGTTCGGCGCTCTGTGGCGCTCTCAGTATAGGGTGTCGAGCCCTCACCCGACGGTTGCTATGTGGTACTACTATTATATCACGTTGTCATTGATTTGTCAAGATTTTGTGCCAAATTAAGGAGGAGAAAACCATGACAGAACAAGCGCAGAAAAACAAAGACAAGCTCGGGAGAATTCAGACCGCTCAGGACGAGCTGGTCGATAACCTGATCGTACAAGCGCTCCACGCTGCGAAAACAGCGGGCCTCTCCGCCAACGTCTGGATGGACGGCGGTGAGCTGAGGATTACCATAAGGGGCGCACGTCAGCAGTACATGATATTCACCGACGAAGACAAGTCGGACATCGGCGCCCTGGTCGACGCCGTCGAGTGGCTGCTCAGCCAGCCGCCGAAGGAAGACGAGCCGGAGAAGGACGACGATTAAAATGGAGGAGAACACCATGACCACCAACGAGGAGCTAAGGGAACTTCTCGACGAAATCAAAGCGTTCCGTGCCGACGTCACCGAGACCATGCGCCGGTTCGACGAGCGGATCGCAGAGTGTGAGAAGGCTCTCATCAAGGAAAAACAAAAACGAAAATCCAAGGACGAGAAGATCGCGGCAGACCTGAAAGCCCTGTACGAAGCGGTCAACGAACTCGCCAAAACGCCGATCTGGGAAGACAAACACGACCACCGGATCGCGATAAGCCGGAAAGCGGCATACGCCAGATTCAAGGAACTCGGCGTAAAACCGAAAGACGCGCTGGACGCCTTAGCAAGGAACGGATACCTCGTGAGGGACAGCGAAGGAAAGAACACCCGCACGGTAAGACACGGGCGTGAAGTAGAAAGGGCGGTGATGATAAACAATGGATATATCGAAATTTCTGGAAACGCATAAGCTGACCGGACGATGGCTGATTGCACAGCTCCGTATGGTCGGCTACGAAATCTCGGACAGTTTCCTCAGCCGGATTCTCTCCGGCGAGCGGAACTCCGACTATGCGCAGGAAGTCCGCGCGGCGGCAACCGCCATCTGCTACCGCTACGGAAAGAGCATGGACATGGACGAAAGGAGCGCCACGAATGCCGAGGCTGTCCAAAACGGTAGCTGAGAAGCAGCTCGACGCGCTTAGAGACTCCGTTGACATCTACATGATGAAACGGACGCGAGACGGCGTTGACTGCTCAACTGCCGCCGCCGCGTTGGGGTTCAAGTACTCAACCCTCCGCGACCGGCGGAAAAGACCGGAAACGTTTACAATAGGTGAAATCCAGCGTATCGCGAACACGCTGAACGTCACCGTCCCGACACTGCTCGGGGAGAATAATTAATTAAAGGAGAAAACCAAAATGTACGAAGAGAAGAAGAACAACAAGACCAAGGCCGCGCAGAAAGACACTGCCGACGCGATAAGAAAAGTCGTAGCGAAGATGCAAATCGAGCACACCATGAACCAGTTCGGAGACGACGCCGACGCAATGCTCGGCTGGCTGGCACACCGCGCCGGAAACCAGGAGCCCATAAACGGGCACAGGCTTGACAATCTCAAGATGACAGTCGATAACGACCGCCTCACGCTCGCGTTCCCGGAGGTGCACTGCTACATCATGGTGGATGATGGAAAACTCACCGTAGAAAACCTCCGGAGAGCCGTCCGCGCCGTCATCGAGCATGACCAGGAAACGCTCTGGAAGATATCATGCCAGATGGCAGACGAAATGTGCGAGGAATAAAAAGGAGGAGAAAACCATGAACAAAAGGCAAAAAAAGAAGTACACCGATCGCGTTTATGCGCTGGTGTACGACGTCACCTACGAATCGAACGGGCAGCACGACATTTATCGCGGCTCGATAGTCGCGAGAGGCAAAGCCTTTCACCGGTGCTGGAGCTGGATGAAGAAAAACGATATCTTCACCCCACTCTTCGAGGACGAGCCGATACTTGCACCGGACCGCTTTTACTCAATCGGGCTGACCGTGACACCGACCGGCGCGAGAATGGCAAGCGTCCGCTCGTGGGGGGACAGACCATGAAGAAAACCGATTTCGTTCACTCCCACCTCTCCCCGCTGCTCCGCGCGCTGGACGACGATATCCTCGCCGTGTCCTACGGCAAGGTGGGGACAAAGGAGCACGTTTATATAATCTTCGACGGCGGCTATCTCGACATCGACGTCTCGGGACTTAACAACGCCGGAATAACAGAACTCGTAACAAGGAGGCTCATTCGCAATGATAGAGGCAGCAAATAAAATCGCGTCGGACAAGCTCCATCGCATCGAGCAGGAGCACAACAACGAGCTGAGGCGTGAAAACGCCGAACTCCGCGCAATGGTGCGAGCGCTCCTGGCAGCGCACACCGTTGAGATTGAAATTGAGCGTGGGAGGGCGAAATTTTATGATGCCGCGATACTGGACTGACATTGTGATCGACGACGTTCTCAGCCGCATCCGGGCGGGAGAGAGAACGGCGGATATCGCCGAAGAGTACGCAATCAGCGCCGCGTCGCTCAGGAGCGTCATATGGCAGCGTCGAGGCTCCGTTGTGAGCGAAGCCCGGCAGAAGATGTACGCCGACATGGCGAAGCTCTGGGGGGCAGGATGGACGGTCCCTCAGATCGCCCATAAGTACAATATGAACCCCCAGACCCTGGCGCACATAATCACGCGGCGTCGCGACCTCTTTTTGAGGAAGAACAAAAGGAGGGCGAAAGCATGATCGCCAAAGATGAAATCCTCGCCGAACTCGAAAACACCCCCGAGCCGGAAAAGAAACTCCACGAAATCGCCGCCCGGACGAGGCTGCCGGTCATGGTCATCCGGAAAATCCTGAAAGGTCTCGTCACCGTCGTCCCGCCGGAGCGCGGACACGACAACACCGACCGCGTCGCGGAAAGCCACATCGAAAAAGGCGTCAACCGCGGCAGATGGTCGGACGAGGACATTCAGTACATGGCAGAATGCTGGAACCGCGGAGCGGACATTCTCGAAATCGCCGAAGCCGTCTGCCGGTCGGAGCAAGCCGTCCTCGGCGTCATGCAGCGCCACCGGGAACTCTTCCCCCACCGACGCGAAAACGGAAGAATCTGGTCGCCGGAGGAAATCGCCCGCGCCGCCGATATGTGGTCGGACCGCGATATCACCGAATCGGAAATCTGCAACGCCCTACACAGGTCGCGGAGCGACTTCTATCAGCTCCGCGCCGAAAACCGGAAGCTCTTCCCGTCGAGGCGGAACACCTACAGGAGGGTTGAACCATGAAAGCACGAATGTCCCCCGCCACCGCGCGGCAGAACCTCCCGGCGGGGACGCAGGAGGCCGTCCGGGCGATGGTCGATGCCGAATTCGCGGAGCGGCAGAAAATTTACGCGAACAGAATCCTGCTCGCCGTGTGTCTGGCGCTGAACGATATTGCCGGATTCGGCGACAAACGCCTGATGTACATACTCCAAGGCATCGAGGACATCACGTCCGACTACGCCGAAAGAGCCGGAAAGAACTACAGACCCGAAACCGCCGAGGAGGACAAAGTCGCACAGATGATGCAGGACGAACTCCTCGGGCGCGGGAGAACACACATAGTTATAAAATCGAAATGAGGAGAACGATTATGAAAAGCGAAAACGAGAAGCTGCGGGAAGCCGCAAGGATGCTGAGCGTGAACTGTGAGGGATACCGCGACGGGTGCGAGGGCTGCCTGTTCTGCCGCGACAACCTGAGCTGCAAGATCGACGGAATCCCGATGTGGTGGGATAGCGATTTCGGACTTGACGAGCATATTGTTGACGTCAACAAAAAGGTCTGGTATGCCGGGGGTGGCGGCAGAAATTACGGTACACCAACCGATACACCAACTGCGACCGATACACCAACTACCCGCGCCGAAATCCTCGACGCCGCGAAGAAAATCGTGACCGGGGACAGAGAAAAGCAGTACGGGAAGCCGGAAGATAATTTCGCGGTTATCGCGGAGTTCTGGACGACCTACATCGGGCACCCGATCTCTTCCGAGGACGTCGCCATAATGATGGCGCTCCTCAAAATCGCGCGGATTCGGAGCGGGAATTATAAGACAGATAGCTTCGTGGATGGAGTGGGCTATTTGAGCCTGGCGGCGGAAATCGCCGGGAGGTAAGACGTGAAGCACTTAGGAGACATCACACTTATCCGCGGGGATGAGATCGAACCCGCCGACTGCATTATCGGCGGCTCGCCCTGCCAGGACTTGAGTGTGGCAGGAAAACGCGCCGGACTATCTGGCGCACGCTCCGGACTGTTTATGGAGCAAATCAGGATTGTAAAGGAGATGCGAAAAAAGTATGGAAAACCGCGATACATGGTCTGGGAAAACGTCCCCGGAGCATTCAGCAGCAACCGAGGCGAAGACTTCCGGATCGTCCTCGAAGAAATCGTCAAAGTCGTCGACGAGTCAGCTACTGTTCCTCAACCTCCGAAAGGCAGATGGGCACACGCCGGATGCGTCGTGGGCGACGGGTATTCAGTCGCCTGGCGAGTGCACGACGCGCAATTCTGGGGAGTCCCCCAGCGTCGCCGTCGAATCGCACTTATCGCAGATTTTGGAGGAGAATCCGCTCCCGAAATACTCTTTGAGCGCGACAGCGTGTCAGGGGATTCTGAGGCGGGCAGAGAGGCGCGGGAAGGAGCTGCCGGCACCGCTCCGAGCTGCATTGGAATCACAAATCGCGGCAGCGTCGCGGGTGTAGTAAGCGAGACACTGCGTTCCGGCTCGCATGGCGCGCTGCCGATGGTCGCGAAGATGTACGCGCTCGACGCCGTTTCGAGCAACGGAATCGACAGAGCTGACACTGCCGGATGCAACGGTCGCGGATGGCGCGAGAACGTGAGTTATACGCTCAACACGATTGACCGCCCGGCTGTGTGCTATGACATGGCGCACGCAAGCGACGTGATCCGCGACTGCGGTGAGGTGTCGCCGACCTTACAGAGCAGGATGGGAACAGGCGGGAATCAGATACCGCTCACCTTCTCGAATCAGGGGTTCGGCGGCATGGTTGAATCCGATGTGGCGAGTACGCAATGTAGCAATCAATGTAAGCTATCCTCGCTCGATCTGAGCGTTCAGGACGGCGTGGTCCGGCGTCTGACACCGCTTGAATGCGAGCGGCTTCAAGGCTTCCCGGACGGGTGGACGGACATCGGCGACTGGATCGACACGAAGGGCAAGAAGCACAAATCCGCCGACGCGCCGAGGTATAAAGCACTCGGGAACTCAATCGCCCTTCCCTTCTGGCTCTGGATGCTCCGCCGGATGAGTGAATATCTTCCGGCCGGCGCGACGATGGGCAGTCTGTTCGACGGTATCGGCGGTTTCCCGCTGTGTTGGGAAACCGTCCACGGCAAAGGGAAGGCACGATGGGCGAGCGAGATCGAGGAGTTCCCGATAGCCGTGACGAAAATGAGATTTCCGGAGGATGAGTAAGATGAGAAAGAAAGGAACCACCACCGAATGGACGACAAAGCTGATCGGACAGGTCGTCGAGCTTCGCGGCAAGGAGAAAGCAAATGACAAAAGCAGAAGCAATATCCCAACTGAAAAGTCTGCGTGATAGCACGATAGACTACGCGAAGGGAAACAACGACCCGGTATTCGAGAAGGACGTTGAAGCTCTTGACGCGACGATTGATTTTCTGAATCAATCCGACCGCGAACCACTTCCGGAAGATGAACTTGTGACGGATTGTGTTCCGGTCATCCGGTGTAAGGATTGCAAGTTCAGCCGCGGACTGCGCCCCGAAGACGCGCAGGGAAGACAGTTTATCGAAGGCGGTATCTGGTGTGCAAATTGGAGGTATGCGGTTATGCCGGAGGATTACTGTTCAAATGCGAAACAGAAGAAGACTTGAGCCCTGCCCGCACTGCCACGACGCATGGCTATATGTCAGCGATGGTGACTACTGCTCCGGCTATGAATTCTACGGCTACAGCGTCGATTGTCGGTGTCACTGGGCTTGGAAACAGATCGGATGGCAGAAGACGAGGGAAGAAGCGATTGAGAAATGGAACAGGAAGGCGAGTGAAAACGATGGCTGAATACATTAAGCGCGAAGACGCAATCAAAATTGCTGAAAAATACGGACTTGCAAATGGTTCTGTATTGGGTAGACATACAGGATTGGCGGATTGTATTGCAAGTGATATTTCGGCTATCCCTACTGCCGACGTCGCGCCGGTCGTCCGCGGGCACTGGTTGACATGGGAAGAAAAGTTTCCCGGCAACGCTGTGGGAAAGAATCTTGGAGTTTTCTGTTCAGTGTGTGGAAACCATTCGGATTATAGCTCGCCGTATTGCCCGCACTGCGGGGCGAAGATGGATGAGGAGGACGAAATATGACACCTGAACTGAAACAAGCACTTGAAACAATAAAAAACACGTGCAGAAAGCAGAAAAACTGCGACGACTGTCCGCTGAATGATCCGAACGGTGATGCCTGTTGCACATGGAACAAAGAGCCGTGGCAATGGAAACCGGACGAGTGGGCAAAAAAAGAGGAGGGCGAAAATGGACGCGAGGAGATCGCGAGACCCTGCGAGTTCTGCGACGGGAAGCACGCGGTACCTTACGAGAAAAACGGTCAGATGCTGACGCCTTATCAGGAGACATTCAGAACGAAGCTGTTCATCGGTGATCTCCCGTGGGCTGGAAAGACTCTGTTTGTCAGAAGCTACTATTGCCCGACCTACGGTGACAGCTATTGCAACGGTCCGAGGATGGATTCATTTCAAATCAATTTCTGCCCGCACTGCGGGCGCGACCTGAGAGGAGATAGGAAAGATGGACGCAGTTGAATTTATCGTAACGCGTGACAGAATGTGCAAGTCGTTTAACGATCGCTGTAGGGGATGCGAAATAGCAAATCGCATGGACGGCAACGAATCGTGCAACGATTATATCAAACGCTGCCCCGCCGAAGCTGTTGCGATTGTTGAGAAATGGAGCAAGGAGCACCCAAGGAAGACGAGACAGTCGGAGCTTTTGAAGATATTCCCGAATGCTCGTAGGTGGGACAACTTCATAGACCTCTGCCCGCAAATGATAGAAAAATTCGATTGCCCGCAAAAACATGGGATGGACAATTGGAAGTCTTGTGCGGAGTGTAAGGGGCAGTATTGGAACGAAGAGGTTGAATAATGGACGCAGTTGAATTTTTTGAAGAAAGGGACAGGATGTGTCGGTTTCTGCGCCTTGAATGTAAGAAGTGCGGAATAGATGCTTTGGGACGTGACAGCGTGGGGTGCTTCGGCGCGATCAGGAAATATCCCGCCGAAGCCGTCGAAATCGTCGAACGTTGGGCGAAGGAACATCCGAAGAAGACAAGGCAGAGCAAACTTTTGAAGTTGTTTCCGAGGGCGGAGAAAGGCGCTGACGGCATAGTTCAATTCTGCCCACAAGAGTTGGACTCGAGCCTTCCGTGCCCTCAGTGTCAGCTCGGCAGGTCTAATTGTGACGACTGCCGGAAGAAGTACTGGCTCTCGGAGGTGGAAGATGAGAGTCGGGCTGATTGATGTCGACTCGCACCACTTTCCGAACCTCGCGCTGATGAAAATTTCAGCGTACCACAAAGCCTGCGGCGATGATGTGCGGTGGGCGATTCCACTCGAGCACTATGACGTGGTTTATCAGTCGAAAGTGTTTGATGACACCTACTCGCCGGACATCGACTGGCAGCCCAACGCCGATCGGATTGTCAAGGGCGGGACTGGCTATGGGCTTGACAACAAGCTCCCGGATGAGATCGAGCACCTTTACCCCGATTACTCGATTTATCCGGAACTGACTGAGGACACCGCGTATGGGTTTCTCACGCGCGGTTGTCCGCGGCACTGTGACTTTTGCATTGTTGGAGACAAAGAAGGGCTACGAAGCGTAAAAGTCGCCGACTTGTCCGAATTCTGGCGGGGGCAGAAGCACATCAAGCTCCTTGACCCGAATTTGCTTGCCTGCCCGGACAGGCTCGACCTTCTCGATCAGCTCGAAGCAAGCCGGGCGTATGTGGATTTCACGCAGGGGCTTGACATCCGGCTGACGAACGCTGATATTGCCGATCGGCTCGGGAAAATCAAAGTGAAGCGCGTACATTTCGCGTGGGACAATCCGAAGGACAGACTCGAAGCGAAGTTCGCGGAGTTTGCCGCGAATTATCGCCGGAAGAGCAGAAAATCTGTCTATGTGCTGACGAATTTCGGCAGCACAATGGCAGAGAACCTGCACCGCGTTTACACGCTTCGCGATTTGGGGTACGATCCGTATGTGATGGTGTTCGACAAGCCGAACGCGCCGCCGGAGATTCGCAGACTTCAAAGGTGGTGCAACAACAAATTCATCTTCAAAAAATGCGAAAAGTTTGAAGATTATGGAGGATAGAATGAAAATTCTCAGATCAACCCCGTTCGTCCTGCTGTACATCTCCGTCGCGATTCTTGTCGCGGGATGCGTGCTCGGAGGGATGAAGGAAGCGTTCAAACCGTTTGATGTCGAACTGGTCGCCTGCGCGCTCGGGGGTGTGGGTGCGATCTTTACGATGATCACCACAAGCCTTGCCGGCTACTATTTGTACAAAAAAATCGAGGATGGAAAGATCGAGGAGGACGACGATGGCGATTAAGGTTATCAAGCCCGGCAAGACCCCCGACGCATTCCGGTTCAAGTGCCCACACTGCGGCTGTATCTTCGAGACGGACGTCGTAAGTATGCGTCACATATGGCTGCGCCCCGACTACTTCGCGACCTGTCCAAACTGTCACCGGCTGTGCTGCACGGATGGCGATCATCACGCGGCGGACGATGAGTAAATCCCGCTATATATGGTGGGAGAAAGGATAATCACAAAAATGAAAGAACTCAAAGGCACCATCGACCTGATGCTCTCAAACGACTACGGAGACCGATTCGTAGCCGAGTATCAGCAGACGAAAATCAGGTACGAGAAGCTGCATGCGATACTCAGAAAGTATTATGCAGGCAAGCTCGAGTTTACCCTCGACTCGCCGGTCTGGCTTCTTGAACAGCAGCTTGACGCGATGCGGGCATACCTCGATATCCTCGAGGTTCGCTCGAAAGAAGAGAAGATCGGCCTGGAGGACAACGGCGATGAACGCTAAACTCGCAACCCTCATCGTCAAAGTCCTCGACTTCATCGCGGAACACCCGGAACTTGAAACCGATTTCGATATCTGGCGCGTCAGCCCCGAGCACGAACTTCGCGCGTCGTTCTGCTACAACTACAAAAGCGACCTGGACGCGCTCGGAATGCCCGTCGCGAAATGCCGGTACATCGAAAACGGGCGACTCATCAAGTCGATGGATTTCCTCGCGTCGGAAGAGAACTTCAAGCTCCTGCTCGAGGGACTTGAAAAGCTGGAGGAAAAGTACCATGATCATTAAAGATTCCATCACCGAATACCACGCAAAACCGAGTGTCAGCAAGACGAAGCTCTGGCGGCTCCTGAGCGACACCCCGGCGAAGTTCAAGTGGCTCGAAGACCATCCCGAGCCGCCAACCGCCGCGATGCAATTCGGCTCCGCACTGCACAAATACGTGCTCGAGCCGGACGGATTCTTCGATGAGTACGCCGTCGCGCCGCAGTGTGACAGGCGAACGAAAGCCGGGAAGGAAGAATATCAGGCGTTTGTAGAAAGTGCACAAGAGAAAACGGTAATCTCTGCTGACGACGCGGGGCTTATCGCCGAAATGACCGGCGCCATCCGGTCAAACCCCCGCGCCGACTTCCTTCTCCGGGGCGAGGTCGAGACGTCCTACTACTGGCAGGACGACATGACCGGGCTCGACTGTCAGGCGCGCCCCGACTGCGTGAAGATGGTCGACGGCAAAGCGCTGATTGTCGATCTCAAAACCTGTGCGCGGGCAGACACCGAGACGATGGTGAAGCAAGCCTACGCTCTCGGATACGATATGCAAGCCGCCATGTTCATGGAGGCTGTGAGCAGAGAACGCAATATTGGGTGCGACTTTCTGTTCGTCTGTGTCGAGAAGGAACCGCCCTACCTCATCAACATCCTGCAAGCCGACGACCTCATGATCAAAAGCGGGCAGGACAGATTCCGGGAAGCTATCGGGATTTACAAATCCTGCCTCGACTCCGGGAACTGGTACGGGTATGAAGGGGCGTTCGGGATGGTGAACACGCTCGGGCTACCGAAGTGGGTTGAGAAAACGCTGGAATAGGAGGAAAACAGAATGGAAAACGCTTATCAAATGCCGGAATGGATATATGAACAGGCTAAAAAGATTCGTGATTGGGCAGATGAGAAAGCTCGCGGCTGTCTGGAAAGTCTGATGCCAGAGCTGAAAAAGCAGTACATAAGCAAGGCGGAGGCACTCAGAATGGGCGAACGAATGACGCAGCGCACAGCGGCGGCTCCCGACGGTCTCGACGTGCTTGCCATCCCTGCGGGCAAGCTGATATGGGCACCCAAAGCAGACGTCGCGCCCGTAACGCACGGGAAGTGGAAGTACGACGAATGGGACAACAAGATGTACTGCGACTGGTGCGGGATGGCGTCATCAAAGCCCACGCCGTACTGCCCATACTGCGGAGCAAAAATGGGCAATATGGTTCACAACGATATACCGAAAAATTTTAATTAAAGGAGCACAGAAAATGGACAACGTACAAGAAATCATTCCCGCGACTAACGAACAGGCTGTCGCGCCGATCAACACCGCGCCGATGAACGTCACTAACATCTGGGTTGACTAGGACGCTTTCGAACAGACTCAGCGCGTCGCGATCATGCTGTCGAAAAGCCAGATGATCCCGGAGAAGTACCAGAACAAGCCCCAGGACTGCTTCGTCGCTATTGAAATGGCGGCACGCGCCGGACTCTCCCCGCTCGCCGTCCTCCAGAATGTCGACGTGGTGAAAGGCAAGCCCCGCTGGAGCGGTCAGGCTTGCATGGCAATTATCAACTCCTGCGGACGCTTCCGCGACGCTCATCCGGTTTACTCCGGCACGAAAGGCTCTGACAACCGCGCTTGCTTCATCCGCGCGATACGGGTTTCCGACGGCGAGACTGTCGACGGAACCGAAATCTCCATGAAAATGGCAGCGGCTGAAGGCTGGATGAGCAATACGAAATGGAAAAATATGCCGGAACAGATGCTGTTCTACCGCGCGGCGGCGTTCTTCGCGAGAATGTACTGCCCGTCCGAGCTCCTCGGCGCTATCGTTGAAGGCGAACCGGAGGACATCGAAGCGTCAAGGCAGAAACAGTCCGGCGCGTCAGCGACCATGACAGCCGCCCTCGACGCCGCAATCGCCGCCGGAAAGGAGAAAAAATAATGCTGAACAAAGTCACTTTTCAGGGCAGATTCAGCGCCGACCCGATCATGAAGCAGACTCCAAGCGGCGTCAGCTACTGCAACTTTGACGTCGCATGGAGCGAAAAATACAAGGAGGTCGAATCGACCTGCTTCCTCAAATGCCGCGCGTGGAGGACTACGGCGGAATTCCTGCCGAAATATTTCCACAAAGGCGACCAGGTTATCGTTGAGGGGCGACTCATCACAAACTCATGGACGGACGACCAGGGGCAGAAACACTCCACGATAATCTGTGACGTCGACAAATGCCACTTCTGCGGCGCGAAGGGCGGCGCTCAGGGCGCAGGGAACTATCAGGCGGGCAACTATACTCCTCAGACGAGAACGACCGTCACGGACGCTCCTGACGTGTCTCAGTACGTCCCCAACTTCGAGGTTCTGCCCGAGGGCGACGTGCTGCCGTTCTGAGGTGGGTGAAATATGACAATCATCACTGACACCAGAGAAAAAGCCCACATCATTGAGGGGGTCATCCGATACTTCGACGAGCAAGGAATAAAACACTACTCCTCAAAGCTCATCGTCGGCGACTATGTGAGCATGGATAATTCTAAACTTGTAGTAGACAGGAAACACAATCTGAGCGAGCTTGCCAACAACCTCACCAACGACTCCGGACGTTTCATGCGCGAAGTGCGGCTCGCGAAGGAACTCGGAATCCATCTCGTCGTGCTGTGCGAGCACGGCGGGTGGTGCAAGTCGATCCGCGACGTCAAAGACTGGCACAACCCGATGCAAGGGAAAATTCCATACGCGATAAGCGGAAAAGAGCTTATGGAGCGCATTTACAAGGTCCATATCGCTTACGGCGTCGACTTCCTGTTTTGCGACAAGCGGTGCACCGGGCGGCGGATCGTCGAAATTCTGGGGGCGCGAAATGAATAAGCGGCGATTGAAAAAGCAAACCTACTGGAAAAACAGCGACCGGATCATCCTGTGGGCTGCGGCGACTCATCCGGAACGTGTGGTTCTCCCTGAAGCGGTGCTGGACGCTATGAAGAACAGCGTCCTTTGCGACGACCTCGATATGTGGTACGAATCGCCGAAGGGAATCAAAGCGCAGGAGGAGTTCCGGGAATGGCTCTACGAAACGTATATGAGGCTTCGGCGCGAGGGGAAGCTATGAACAACTACCCCCGTTACGACGTGGAGGCGGTCAAAGCGGCCGTCTCCGTCCCCGACGCGCTCGAGCGGTACGGCGACTTGCATAAGCGCCGCGGAAACCGCTGCCCCTGCCCTATTCACGGCGGGAAGGACAACAACCTCGCGTTCCGGGACAACTCCTTCCACTGTTTTGTCTGCGGCGCGGGCGGAGATGTCATCACACTGGTCGAGAAGATTTTTAACCTCTCCTTCCCGGACGCCGTGCGGAAGCTCGCCGAGGATTTCGGGATCGCCCCGGGCGTTGATCCGGAGGCGATCAGGCGGCGGCAGCTCGCGGCGGAAGCACGGAAAAGGCGGGCTGAACGCGAAAAAGACGACTTCCGGCGCCTCGCGACGTTCTATCACAAGGTGCAGGACCTTCCGTCGACCCCGTTCCGCGACAACTGCGTTCGCACGCTCGCCGCGACTATCGACGAGATCATCCAGCGCGGGGACGCGAGCAGCTACCCGGTCGACGAGATAATCTCGACCATGCGGCAGGGGCTGCAACGGGAGCGACAACTAAGAACGCCTGTTCGTTTCGCACAGACTTTCCCTCCACCATTTCACGAAAGGACGTAACAAACCGTGGCTGAAATCATCGAGCCCAAAATCAAAGAACTCCCGGCATGGACGCTCGAGGATTTCGAGAACGCCGTCCCGCACAACTGGCTCTACAGCAACTATTACAAGAATCCTTTTACATATCGTCGCGCACTCGTAAAAATAGACGAAGCCGCCCGCAAAATCGGCTACCTCGGATTCAAGGCGGAAATGCGCGACTATGTGAAAGAATTCGGCGACGGCAAAGTCAACGAGAGCGACTATACCAACTCGACCGAGTTCACCGGACAGCCCATCGAACTGAACTGCGGCAAGTACATTTGTACGGATACAGGCGTTTCCGCTCCGTCTCTCGGCGAGGTCACGACTATCTGCCCGCACCCGATCCTGATTTCCGGGCGGCTCGTCAATCTCGACTCCGGAGAGGTCCGGCTCGAGGTGTCGTTCAAGCGGTCAGCGGAATGGCGGACCGTTGTCGTCGAGAAGATCATCCTCGCGTCGGCGGCGAAGATCATCGACCTTGCCCGGCTCGGGATCGCTGTCGACTCCGAGAACGCGAAAGCTCTCGTCAAGTACTTTACTGACCTCGAGGCGTGGAATTACGACCGACTCCCCGAACGGCACTCCGTCGCGCGGGTCGGATGGACGACTTCCGGAAAATTCGTGCCGTACGCCGACTCTGTGGAGTTCGACGGCGCGCCCGGGTTCAGGGCTGTGTTCGACTCCTTCCACCCAAACGGAGACCGCGACGCCTGGTTCAAAGCCGCCTCGAAAGCCCGGAACGAGAGTACCATCGCGCGGATTGTACTCGCCGCCTCTCTCGCGTCCGTTCTCGTCGGACCGCTCCACGCGCTGCCGTTCTTCGTGCACGTCTGGGGCAGAGCCGGAAACGGCAAGACTATGCTGTTAAAGCTCGCCGCGTCCGTCTGGGCGTCCCCCAACTCGTCGGAGGGGTATGTGCGGAATTTCAACTCGACTATCGTCGGGCTTGAGACCGCCGCGGGATTCTTCAACTCTGCTCCCCTCTGCGTGGACGAGCTTCAAGTGGTCAAAAACCGCCGCGACTTTGACGATATTATCTATATGCTCGCTGAGGGACAAGGGCGCTCCCGCGGGTCGAAGGATGGTTCTTTTCAGCAGATCAAATCCTGGCAGAACACCATCATCACCACCGGAGAAATGCCCATCTCGAGCGACTCTTCCGGCGCGGGCGCGATGAACCGCGTCATCGAAATCTCATGCGGGGACGAGCGACTTCTGGACGACTATCGCGGACTTTCCGACACGCTGTCCCACAACTGGGGCTTTGCGGGGAAAGAATTTGTCGAAGGACTCACACCGCAGGTGCTTGAAGCCGCGAAGAAGGTGCAGGAAGAGTACCGCGCGGCATTCGAGGCGTCAGCGACTACCGAAAAGCTCGCGCTCTCAGCGTCGCTGATCCTCACTGCGGATGCTCTCGCGGAGCTGCTGATCTGGCACACCGGCACACAGCTGTCGGCGACCGACGTCGCGAAATACCTCCCGACCAAACAGGACGTTGACGCCAATCAGCGGGCGCTCGAGTGGCTTTACGGGACTATCGCCGAGAACCGGTCGAAATTTGTCGCCGAAGACGGAATGCCTATGCGGGAAGTCTGGGGCGAGTACAAGGACATTTCGGACGGCAAGCCGTTTATCGCCATCATCGGCACGGTGCTGTCCCGGATCATGAGCGACGCCGGGTTTAATTATAAGGCATTCCTGTCGTGGGCACGCGATCATGGGCACATCCGCATCGGCGAAAAGAACACCGTCCCCGTTCGTGTGCACGGCGCGCTCGCGAAGTGCGTCTGCCTTTACGAAGGCCCCAACGGGGAAGGGAAATTGACATTTTAGACGAAATCACAAATTGTCAGCGACTTTTCGGGCATATATTGTGTATCTTTATTTTGCAGTTACCCCGGTTACCACCCCATTACCCCACTGGGGTAACAGAAAAGTGCCCGTAAAACCTGACAAAATCGGGTGTTGTTACCCCGTTACCCCAATTTTGCGATTTTATATGCTATATACGCGCGAGAAAAAATTTTTTGAGATAGACACAAAAATGTACGCGCGTATACGAGAATATAGGGGTAACAGGGGTAACAGGGGTAACATATATAATATATGCCCATTCTACCTGACATTTTCCAGTTACCCCATTTTCGGGGCGAGGGGTAATGTGGGGTAACGGGCGAAAGGAGATCACATGGACGAAGAGAAGAAGGCCGGAGCGAAGAACACGGCGCAAGGCAAGGCGGCTGCGACCGGAGCGGACAGCCCTGCGCCGAAGAAGAGGGGCAGACCGAAGTCTCCGCCGAAGCCGAAGAAGGAGAAAATCGAGCGGCATGCGCCGAACAACTACGCGAGGAAGCGGGCGGTTGAGTATGCAGAAAGCGTGGCGGAGCGTGTCGACGAGAAAGACAAAGCGACTATCATCAACGCGCTGACGCTCCCCGAAAAGGACATGCCCGACGCGGCGCTGCGCAGGAAGAGCGACAAAGGCAAGTACCTCCCGAGCAAGGTCTGGACGCCGGAGAACGACGACGACCGCGCATTCGTGAGCCAGATTCTCCGCGAACTGCTGACCGAGTTCCGGAAGCCAACCGTGAAGGACGACGACGAAATGGCGGAGAGAATCAGCGACTACTACGACCGTTGCGCCAACGAGGGACGCACGCCCGTATGGGAGGAAGTGTGCCTGAGTTTGGGGTATGGGCTGAAAAAAGTCAATGCGATTATACATGGGGAAGAGCGGGGGTTCACCTCCATCTCCTCGCAAATCCTCGAAAAAGCCAAAGAATTTCAACAGTCTTTTGACGCAAAACTTGTGGTCGCCGGGAAGATGAATTTTTTGGCATACTGCTTCCGTGCGAAGTGCTATTACGGGATGCGGGATAACGCAGAATTGCCAGAAACTACGCGAAATCCGATGGGTGAAGCGAACCTCACGCCGAAGCAGCTACAGGAAAGATATTTGCAAGGGATGAGGGAAAGCGACTATGAAGACAAGATGATAAAATGACCGAAAGTTTATGTTTTCGACACGATGAGCGACTTTGGCAGTGACATATTGCTAAAAGTGTTGTGCAATATGACGAACGCATTTGACGTTCTCTGACATTCGGGCGACTATTGCCAGCGACTATCAGACGGTCAGCGACTATCGAGCGACTATCGCGAAAAATTATCAGCGACTATTGCGAACCGAGAAAATAAAAATCCGGTTTTTGAAACTCGCAGAAAAGATTTTCAAAACCGGATCGGAAATTTTTCGGAAATCGGCGGGAAATTGAGCGGAAAATGAGGGGCTGCCTGAGCGGGGCGGTCCCTTTTCTGCGCTACCGGCGCACCTCGAGGCGGCGGAGCGGCGCGGGCGGCGGGCGTATATGACCGTCCAGGGCGCGCACAGACGGCGCAGGACGGGCAGAAATAGGTGGGGCGGTATATTTACCCTATCGAGGGATTAAACGCGCTAACGGGGCTTGTAGGCGCTCACAGAGATATGCAGCCTCGAGGGCGTGCGGATCGGCGGCGGATCGTGCCGGGCACGCGGGCGGCTGCGCACCCTCTCGAGGCGGTGACGGCGGGTATAGGGCTGTGAGGCTCTGTGAGGCTCTGCGCGGGGCGTTTACACTGCGGGTGATATAGATACCCTCTCGAGGCTTTCAAGACGTTCTGCGGGCTTGTGGGACGTCACAGCGCGGACACAAAAAGCCTCGGCAGTCCAGACGGGCCACAGGGGCATAAAAAGACCGCCCACGCGGGGCGGTCGGGGGTTATGAACGGTGGGCGAGTTCCAGCAGGATCAGCACGGGCACGATCAGGATGTACAGCACTACAAGCACGCTATCACCTCCCGCTTACAGTATAGCACACCGGCGAGCGGTTGTCAAGGGGGTCACAGTGTCTCCGCGGCGGCGATTATGTCCGCCTTGGCGCCGTCGGTCAGGACCAGACGCCCGCGGTCCGATGTGCACTGCCTGCGGTAGATGGCGGCGATCGCCCACCCGGACGTGCGGCAGATCAAGTCAACGTGTGTACTTTCCGGGGTGCCGTGGTAGCATCCCGGGAAGCCCTGCGCGTTGGGGTCGTAGCCCCTGATCTCGCAGCCCGGCAGGTGCTTTTTGCGGATGGTGTCCGGGATGCCGTCGATGGCGTCCATGATATCGCCGGCGGTCAGCAGGCGGACAGACGCGCGGCTTTCGGCCGTCGCGATCCAGTCCGTGACAGGTGCGGCGGCGGCTGCGAATGCCTGCTTTGCCGCGTCGACCTTTGCGGCGGCGGCGGCACGGTTGGCGTCTGTGCCGTACGCGGTGACGCTGCGCAGCCACTTTTCAGCGGCTTTCAGCTTTGCCCACGCCTCGCGGGCGGGGGTGATGTTAAGGGGCTTGCGGGTGGTAGTGGTAGTCATGATATACTCTCTTTCTCCCCGCCTTAGCCGGACGGGGTCGGCGATTGTATGTGGTGGCGGGCGCGTTATCTGCCCGCCATGCTGTAAAAAGCGTCTGCGGTGATCCGCAGGGCGTCCGTTACGCGCGCCCAACGATCCCATGACGCCATGGCGGCGTCCTGCGTGCGATACAGCACGCCGTCACAGTGGTATAGTGTGCCGTGCTGTAGGATGGTGCCATGCGGCAGTCGGCGCGATGCCGCCGAGTCGATCTCAGCGGCGCCGCGGCGCCCGGCGTCGTATGTGGGCAGATATGCGATCATATTCTCGCCCCCTCTCGCTTTGCCTTGCCGTAGGCGGCAAGGACAGCCGCGCCCGCCTGGTGCAGGGCGCGCGCTTGGACGTCGAGCCATGTTTCGCGCGGGTTGGGGTCACGCTGCCCGCCGTGCGTGCGGCGCAGTTCCGACGGCGTGCACATCCGCGCGGCGATGTCGCCGTCATAGATCAGCGCACAGCCGCCCCAACTGTACTCGCTCCAGTCTCGCGTGCCGTTTGACAGCGCTTTGCAGACCGTCTCGCGGTCTGCCAGGGGCGACGGCTTGCCGGTCTCCGTGGCATATGCTGCCGCCCTGCGCAGGTTGCCGCACAGTTCCGCCGCGTACGCTCTCACGCCGCGCGCCCATGCGCTGCGCGCCGGGGTTGCCGTGATGATCTCGGTCATGCGGGCGATGATCTCGGGGGTCTCTGCCCCATATCTGCCAACTTAAGAAATTTGCAAAAAAATAATCCATAAGCGCAAAAATGTGGTATAATAAAGTTTGCACACAATAAACCCACATGAGGAGACGCTTATGGACAGACATAATTATATACCAACCGCAGAGAAAAGTCAAGAGATAAGAGAAAAAATATTTGAGATAAAGCAAAAACTTATAAACGAGCTTGAAGCCAGCGGTGTGATAAAGCGGCATAGAAAAGTCAGATCCGCTGAAGACCTCATAGACGCAATACTGTTGATGATAACAGAAAATCTGTCACTACGGAGACTAAGTGAGGTAATGGCGGTAAGACACAATATCTTTATGTCGGACACAGCTTGGGAAAAGCAGATATTGAAATGCGCGGATGTTTTTGAGAAAGCGGCGAAAAGTGTATCATCACTTGGCATAACCGATGATGGTGTCCGTCATACATACCTGATTGACGCCTCAAACATCCCTGTGGAAGGTGAGAAGGGGGCTTCTATGAGACTTCATTGCTCGTATTGCCCTGACAGTGGTGTAATAGTCGAGGAACATATAACCGATTGGCATACAGCGGAAAGTATGTGCAATTTTAATATCCGCAAAGTAACGCTTTACATCGGAGACAGAGCGTATGGCAGAGCCGGACAGTTTGAATATGTCCAGAGCCATAAAGCTGATTTTCTTATACGTATATCTCCGAGTCATATAAGCCTTTACTCAGATGAAAATTGCAATAATGTCATATCCTTTGCCGATATTCTCCGCGATACACCCGAGATGAAGGTCACATTGCATTGCTACTTCAGGTATCGCAAAAAATGTTTTCCTGTGAATGTTCAGGCATTCAGAATCCCGGATGACAAGTTGGATACTGTTGACCGCAGGCAGCGCAGAACAGCGCAGAAGAAACAGCGGAAATTATCCGAAAACACCATACTCTTTTCAAAATGGCTCATCCTTGCGACTTCACTTGACCCTGACAAACATAATCTGCTTGAGCTTTATTCCAGACGATGGCAGATCGAGCTTCTGTTCAAGCGTTCAAAGTCAATCTTTCATTTCCGTAGACTCAGGCATTCTTCTTTGGGCTACACTCTTTCGCTATCACGTGCTTGGTCTGCTGTAATCCGGCTCGCTTCTTTTGCCGCTTCGTTTTTTCAGATCCCATTCTTTGACTTTTTCTCGCTTTTCGCTTCCTGCTTTGCTTAAGTTGGCAGATATGGGGTCTCTGCCCTCTCGGCGGTCTCGGTCTCTGCTGCGGTCTCGGTCTCGGTCTCCGCTGCCGGTGCGGTGATCCTGATGCGTCCGGCTATAGCGGATGTCAAGGCGTGACGCGGTGCAATGTCTGCGCCCATGGTGTCGCGGTTGTATATGCACTCCATTGTACGGGCGGCGATGGTCCAGCCGTCATGCCCTGTGTCAATGGTCAGCGCCCACACGGTGGACGGGATGCGGTGGCGGGGCTGATAGACGGCGACGGTGTAGCGGTCAGCGTCTGCGCCGACAGGCGCGGCGCTGATGATCTGCATTGTCCAGCCGTCAGCGGCGATGCCTGCGCCGACAAGCGCGACGCCGATGATCTCGGCGGCTTTGGTGATAGTGTGGTTGTATGTCATGGTGTGATCCTTTCTGCCCTCTCGGGGCTTTCCCTTTGTTGTGACTCTATTATAGCACATTCGCATTTACTTGTCAAGGGTTTTTGCGAGATTTAATCTTGATTTTTTGCGAATTAGCACATTGCACAAACTCAAATGATATTTTTGTACACCTTTTCAGGGGCTGTTTTTCGCCATTTCGCGCGGTCTCGACGGGGTCGCAGCCCTGGCGCGGCGGGTACCCCGGGGGGTGTATTTGACGGGGAGGCGGCGCGGTTGACCCTCCCCACCAAAAAAAATTCAAAAAAGTACTTGACATTCGCATTTACTTGTGGTATAATAGTGACAGCGAAAAGCAATGGCCGCGAGAGCTGGTATGACCGGCGGCGGTGCGCGAGCAAGAACATGGCGCGGAGGGCGAAGGCGGCCAGTTCCGCGAAATTTGATAGATGCAAGGAGAATAATCATGGGGAAAGAAATCAGGAACGACGACAACAGAATCAAGAACGCGGTCGGGTATGTCCGCGTCAGCACCGATGGGCAGACTGGGGATGACCGTTTCGGAATAGATTCGCAGAAAGCGCAGATACTTCAATACGCCAACGACAACGGGTACAAAATCGTGAAGTGGTACGAAGAAGACGGCGTGAGCGGCGTGAAGGAAGACCGCCCCGCGCTGAACGAACTGCTCTACGGCGACGATATGACGAATCCGCCGTACGAAGCAGTGATCATTGCGAAAACCGACCGGCTGTCGAGAGACACGAAGCTGTACTTCTACTACCTGTACGTACTCGAAAAGAAGAACATCAAGCTGCTGTCAGTTAACGAGCATTTCGACAGTGACGACGCGCTGTCGAACATTTACCGGTCGCTTATGCTGTTCGTGGCAGAGCAGGAACGCAAAAACATCACCCTCCGCACGAGCAAAGGACGCGAGTGCAAAGCGAAAGTCGGCGGCTACAGCGGCGGGCGCGCTCCGTACGGGTACAAAGTCGAACACGGTCAGCTGGTCATCAATCCGGCGGAAGAGCCCATTGTCCGCATGGCATTCGACGGTCTCGCCGCGAAGAAGTCGCTGTGGGAAATTGCGGATTCAATATCCGACGCCGGGTACAAGACCCGCAAAGGCGGCAGATTCCGCGAATCGAACATTCGCAGCATCCGTGACAACAGGCCTGTATACGAAGGGCTGTACAAATACGGCGACGGCATGGACTACGTCCCCGGAGCGCACGAGCCGATACTGAAATAATTCCAACAACACCACAATAAGATTTAATCAAGCTCCAACAAACCGTAACACCGTAACACAATAACACGTGTAACAGACCGCTTAGTTTGAACTTAGTTTCAAGTTAGTTTTAACTTAGTTATAAACAATGCGCAAACAAGGTGTAAACGGCGGCGCAAGTACGCAAGTTGCCGCGAACTTAACGCTGATTCAACGCTGACTTAACGCTGATTCAGTGTTAGGGCTTCGACCACAACAGGACTGTTCCCGAAAAGGAAAGACAGCGAACAGATACTGCAAACGTTCACTTGACCGCGTGAAGCGGTCACGGAATAGCAAACACATCCCGCACCGGCATCCGGCCGTGGCGGAGTACCGTACCCCTATACTTAGAGCGCCCAGAGCGCCATTTTTCCAAAGGAGAGTGGCGTCATGGGCGCTTTTTCATGTGAAGATACTGGAAAGAAAAAATCAAAAAAGG